CGAATACACCAACGAATACACCAACGAATACACCAACGAATACACCAACGAATACACCAACGAATACACCAACGAATACACCAACGAATACACCAACGAATACACCTGTAGCGCCACCAGCAGAAGCTACGCCAGAGGTGTCAGGGGCGTGGTTAGAGTGGCGCATTGAATTGAATATTGACCTAATTATTGAAAGGTGGCAAAATGATTAAGTACCCAGCCGGAACAAAATCTCGAATTTCGTTCAATTTTTTACAAGATAACGATGTTGACATGGGGCAAATTTATCGCCGAATGGCAAAAATTCGCCCGACTGTAGCAATGGCGGTGCAGCGTTTTGATATTTTGGAGACGGTGAAAGCGGCGTCGCCGGGCACTATTTGTATTTACCGTGAAGCGTTAACCGAGCTTTTTGTTCAAAACGAAAAAAGGGTAATCGCGGATGAGCAGGTGCATTTGTTTGAAGCCCCAGAAAGGCATATTGAGCGCCGCGCCCCTCACGCTTTGCAACATGATTATGTGCTTCATGTGAGCAACGAAGCAGGTGATAGCGAATATTTTAGGGAATGGACACTTCGCGCAATTAAACGTGCTACTGCCCTAGAGGTTCGTGGTTGTTTTTTGAATTCTGCGCCCGGCACCCCGCATCATGATTTGTGGGGGCAAGGTGCTTTCGATGAAATTTTGCTGGCGCTTGCTGAGGGCGGGCACTATCTTGGATGGCACAGCTATAGTAATGGCAAAGATTTTGCGGATGATCCGTTGTGGTTGTTTACCCGCATGAATTTTGCCATTAAGCGAATGGAGCAGTTGGGAGTGTTTGTCCCTATTGTTGTCACCGAGCTAAATTTTGCCGAGCTTGCGGGTAAAGGTTGGCACGGCTGGAAGCGTTCTGGCAAGAGCGGGCAGTGGTTTGCTCAGCAGCTTATCAAGGCGGATACTGACCCGAATTTGTTTGGTTTTATGAAGTATCTGTTAGGGTTTTGCGTATTTGGTTATGGCGATAGTGGCGGTTGGGAACCATTTGACGTGCAAAATGACGAAGATGTGTTTACGCCGCTTTATCCGTATACGTCGCCAATTTTATTGGCGGATTTTGAACCCGAACCCGAACCCGAACCCGAACCCGAACCCGAACCTCCTACAACCCGAATTTGGTTTTTTGAGATTTTCGGTTATCGTATTAGCGTTGAACGGTTGACAAAAACTGCTACTTGACAGATATTTCAAATATCGGTATGATTACCTCATTGAGCATAAAAGTGAGGTAATCATGCTAACTAAGCCGCAAATCGAAATGTTGAAAACGGTTTTTGACCACCCCAGAAATCGTGTTAGAAGCAACCCTTATTCGTTGGATTTGTTATTTTCGAACACCCTTGATGCGCTGTTCCGCTATGGATATGTCGAAAAAAGAATGACGCCATCCGGTGTTATGTTAAATCTACGAGAAAACGTCTTTTTAACCGCTGCGGGCTATGAAGCAGCAGATAAAGCGGGGGTGTTTGACGAATTTTTAGAAACAATGGGGGGAAAGCGTAAAACCGCCCGGATTAAATGGTCAGAAATTGACCCACTTGGGAATTCAATGAATATAAACTATGAGCCGCTTACGGTGTACCGCAAAGCGGGCGTGTTACCTGACGGTTTGCTTGTTGAAATTGCACATCAGCTGGATGTGCGTTATGAAATGGGGCTTGTTAATGAAGTTTTTGTTTTGCTTTCGGAGCCGATTAAGCAATACAGAACAAATTGGCATTCATCGTTTGCTTTTAGCCCAGAGTTAAATGAACCGCCACTTTACGTTGTACCGTCAATCTGGGTTCCACACAATATTTTGGGAGCGTAAAATGCTGGGTTATGGTGGTGTTATAAGTGCGTTAGCATTATATACAGAAGAAACCGAACGTTGGGGCACCCCTATTTATTATGTTGTCGGGGTGGATTGCCGTAATATTGTAGTTGAAAAGAATGCCGTAGTTGTAGATATTGCTAACGGTCAACAACTGCCGTATGCGGTTGCTGAAAATAAAATTCGAACTTATCAGTTTAATTTCAAAAATACGAAAATTACGCTAATTCTCGTGGGCAACAGACTGCCCGAAAATGAGTTTGAAATCGAGCAAGATTTTCTGGATTATTGGTTTAGCGCTTGACATATGTAAAAATATGTGATAAGATTGAAACAAGTAAAAGAAACAAGACGGGTACAATCGCCCGACCATTACCATGAGATGTAATGTGAGTTGGAAAAGTGCTAAACGGTAGCGAAGCTGCGAAGCTACCGCCGTCTCTTCTTATCGCTGAGCCAAGTGCAGGCGAGTTTTCGGGCACCTTCAAGGTGCCCTTTTTTGTATTTTTAAGTCTGCAATGTACAATTGTTAGGGAGTAATAATAGTGTATAGAAAAACTTTGCTGATTTTGACATTTTGTTTGGTACTTGTTTTTGTGCCCTTAAAAGTTTTGGCACAAAATGAAGTCGTGGTTCGTCATCATTGTTTTGACCGTCAATCGCAGACACACTATTTTCAAATTGAAAATTCTACTGATAGCGCCGTTGAATTTTTTGTATATGAGTGGGCACAAACTCCGCCCCGCCGTTATTTGGTTGCGGTAAAACTTGTGCCGCCACAAACGATTGATTATGTGCGCACACAGGGGGGCGGGCGCATAGATTTCGACACTGTTAATCGGCGTTATGTTGTGTATGAAAATTTTCTTCCATCATGTTGGGCGGGTTTTCAACCTGTAGCGGTTTCAATACCGCAAGATACGGAGGACGAACCTATGTCATTTTCTTTTGCTGCGAGTGAGTGCTTACCCTTTATGCTGCCTGCGTTAGCGGGGTACACATATACAGTGATGTGGCGTACTCCGGTTGACGGGGGCGGTGCAGTTATCGCGGCGTCGGGGGTTATCAGCAGTTACGGCGATGTTTCATTTGTGTTAGCGGCGGGGCGCTATCCTTCACAGCCAAATGCGCACGAGTTTACTGACATGCGGACAAATGAAGTTTTTGCCGCCTATAGCTACTATGATGTGTTTGTAGCAGATCAATTTGTAGCGACGGTTGTTCAACGTGCTTTGGGCGATTTTTCTAATCCGCGTTGTTATCTGCTTGAAGGCGCGTATTCGCGTTTTGTTCAGCCTCGACAAACTTGGGAAACAACGCCAATTGCCCGTAAAAATGAGAACTAAGGGCTTGACAGTCGAGCTAATTCGACGGATAATAGACGGACATTTAGTTCGTCTATTTTTTTTTGAAGGGAGGCGGCGTGGCATATCCACAATTTCCAATACCAAAATATTTGCCTACCGCGCCGGGCAATTACCCCAAATACAGTTATGACGAACTTAACGCAATATTAATGGAACTTTCGGGGCTTGGTCTTCGAGTTCTGCCTAAAAAGCACGATAATAAGCTACCGCTTTGGCAGTTTTGGGATAAGGACGAAGCGCCCAAACAAGACTACAGCGCCACGTCGCTTATGCGTTACCAGCAGCGTTCTAACGTGTCGGGCTGGTGCGTTCAAACAGGCGAAATCAGTGGGCGGCTCATGGTTTTGGATTTTGACACTGAAGAAATTAAGCGGCACGGTAATGACCCTTTACAGGTTTATGCTAACGTCCAAGAAATGTCCCCTACGTCTTTTGTGTTGGCTTCTCCGGCAAACGGGGTACATCTTTACTATCGTATTCCGGCTGAGTTCGGGGACATGCCCGGCAATGTCGCCCCTCCGGTTCGCGGTGTAGACACACGCGGCGAGGGGGGTCAAGTAGTGACATTGGGCGGATTTAACCGATATGATGGCGGCGCTGCGTCTAAAAAAGGCGTTGTTGACGGGCATACTGCGACATACGAAAAACTAACTGATGGGCGGTACGAGGTAATACCGTTTATGACCCGTGAGTTGTTTAATTGGGTGATGAGCGCTCATTTTAACCGCGCTGAAAAGCAGCGGAATGAGGCGGAAAACGCGGTTATATACAGTTCAAGCCCAGAAGCAGAAGCACGGTTAAGCATTCATCGTGCGCAGCCAAAAGAAAAACAAGTCGCTATTGTTATTGAGGCGTTGAACATCGTATTAAGCGCAATGACGCCTGAAACGCCCTATGAATATTGGTATAAAGTTTGGATGGCTGCTCATGAGGGCGCTCAAGGTGATCCTATTGTGCGCGATTATATACTTGGTCATCCTGTTCCTTATTGGCGCGACGGACATGAGGGTAAACGTCATTTTGTGCAGGCATGGAATAACCACAAGCAGCGCGATGGGGGCTATACCGCTGCCACTTTGTTTTATTTGGCGACTGAATATGGATGGATGCAGCAAACGGGCTACGAGATACCGGATGAATTATGCGAGTTGATTGATACCCCTCGTATTTCAGATTGGGCAGAAAAATTGGAAACTTTGCCTGAGCTAACTCTGCTAATGTCACAAACAGGGAGCGGAAAAACACAGAACCTAATTTGGATGTGGCATAAGCTCAGCCAACCGAAAACGGTTGTGTTTGTGCCTTCAACAAAATTAGCAGCAGACTTAGTATTAACGCTTCGAAATGACGGGGTGCCAGCAGAGTTGTATATTGACCCTGCAACGGGTAAAACAAAAGCTCCTGAAGTCTTAAAAGCCGCCCATGTTTTGGTGACAACCTTGCAAACGTTTGGGAGAAAAGTTTGGGCGCGGGGGGCGAATATGGCGGATTACGGTTTAGTTTATATTGAGGAAAGCGACCAGCTAATACAACAGTTTGCGCGGGGCGGTAGCGGTATTTATTCCTCGCATGTGCGAGCGGATGAGGCGAAATGGGGTTTTGAGGTTTTGCGGGCGGCACTCGAAAGTAGTGGCTACGTATGGGCGGTTGATGCGACCATGAGCAAAATCACGTTGACACTTTTTCAGGCAATGGCGCGAAGACCTGTTTCAGTAATTCGCAATACTCATGTGGCGTTAAAAGCGCCTGTAGCGATTTTAGCGTCTAAAGACGAAGCAATGACAGTTATTCTATCGTCATTGCTACGCAACAAAAAAGTAGTTTTGGTCGCCGACACCGCTGCTGCCGCAAATGATACCGCCGAGATGATGCGCGGTTTGATAGATAAGCGCATTATCAGTATTACAGCAGAGACCGAGCGGCAGCCGGAAGTTGTCCGTTTTATTTCCAACGCTAATGAAGAAGCAGCGAAGTACGATCTTGTTTGCTACAATTCGGTCATGGCGTCCGGTGTTAGTATCACTGCTGTTACGCCCGACGTTGTGGTGCAAATTGCTAACTATTTGCCGCCGCGTGTTAACATCCAGTTGTTAAATCGCTATCGTAAGCAAAAAGCGGTGTATGTTTACTATGGCAGCACAGACCGTATTTACTCTGAAGATGCTGGGGTGATTAAAAAAGCGGCGGAAAGACGATTGTCTTTAGAAGCGGCGCAGTTAGGTATTGAGGCAGCAGCGCGAACGCCTGATGCGCAGCTGCGGGCTGAGCTTACGGCGATGTCACAAGCAGACGTACTTGCGCAGATGCGTTTTCCGGCGACATTTTATCGCGCGTTGCTTCGTCAGGACGGGCGTTATGTCCGCGATAGTGCTAAGCTTTTAGTCGCCCCCGCAATCGTGTTACGGGGAAAAGAAGTTCGCAAATTGCGGGCTGAACGAGTTGATTATATTCGGCGTAATTGGCGGTTAGTGCGTCCAGTTGACAATGAAAATCCAGCAGACCCGGACATGACGCCGCTGCAAGTTGCTTTGGGGCAACGTCATGCGGAAATTGCCGTTGTCCTGAATGGGAATATTCCCACAGATGTTGACGACGCAGAGATTGACCGAATTGTTAGCAGTTTTGAGCATAGGCTGTATGAGCTAGACATATTGACAGACGGTACCAATGTCGTTCAACGGGCGGAATGGCAAGTGCGAAGCGCTAATATGCCTGCGACGGATGTGAGAACACTGATCAGCCTTATGCGAGTGGTGTCAACTGTCAGCATAATGTTTGAGAGTTTCAACCAGCGTTTGTCTGCGTCATTAGTGGCTCAGCGTGTTCCCTTGTTTCTTGCAGAGATTGGCAAGGTTGTTAGTCAATTTGATGCGTTAGCAATTCGAGATACGGATCGATATGAATACTTGAATAGTATTGCGGCGAGTAACAACGAACTTGCAGCGTTAGTTATGCGACGAATGTTGAAACTCGTGGGGCTGAAACTGAAAGTTGTTAACGACGGCACCGGAGCAGCAGAATGGTTTATTGCTAATGCTGAAGACGTGCAAAAGTTAATTCTTTGGAGGAATGGTAGCCTAAAGACACTTCAGTCGGCGTTAGCCGATGCTAGACGAAAAGTTGAACAGGTTCAGGAGCTTGCGGCACTTGTTCGGCGAATTGACCCCGTTGTGCTAAAAGAGTTGTATAATCGCGATCCGATGATGACAATTTCAACCGTTGTGGACATAGCATCCAGCAAAGAACATTTTTAGTATTGACAAAACTCCTATTTTTTGGGTATACTTTTAGTATATTCGTGAAATAGGAGTTAGCCCTCATGCAAGAAATTCAAGATGTGTTAAAAAATCGTAGTGGCGTTATTCATGTGGATATGGCGCGGCGCGGTAATTTGAAAACTGTAATAAAAAATTCTAATCTTGCTAAAAAAGTGTTATACGATTTGCGTTTTGTCGGCGATCAGGTTTACAAAATTAACCCCCGCACGGGCGGAATGGAGTTATTGCCGACTTTTCAATATGGTGAAATTCGTAGAACTTTGGCGTTATTCGGGCACGGGGAGCTATTGACAGTAATTGCGCGGGGTAAACGGCTTTTGGGGAACAGTTTAACAAAAACTGAAGTTACGTGTATTGATGTTACTGTCTATGAAATTATTAAAGGCGAAGATGGTTTTGAAATCGCGCGTACTATCAATACCGATATGGAGATGTCAAGATGACAACTTTTGATAATGAAAGTTTGGCGCAAAAAACGTGGGTGCCTGTTTTTTATTATTTACGTGCTGATGAAAAAATAGACGAGTATTTTGGTCAAAAATATGCGCCGATTTTTTCATTATTCGCGCCAAATGACAAACTAAACGTTCAAGCCAAAGTCGAAGATACAGGTTTTACAAGGGCTGATCAACGAATTATCGTGTACGGAATTGTGAAAACTAGGTCGGCAGAAAACAACCCGCCCGTTATTGTCGAATTTGAAGCGAGCGGCATTCGACTAGCTACTATTGGTATGTGGTTTGCAGAAATTATATGCCGCGATAATCTTAAACTAAAAGATGTAAAAACGTTAGTAGACGTAAAAGCAATGCGCTTTATTGAAAGCACCCCTGAAATGTCGTTTGGGTTTATCGCGGCGTTTTCGAGCTTAACACGCGGGCTTGACGCTGTTAGGGCTATCACAAAGTTTTTAGAGGTGTCGTTGCAAGCCGTTCATTTATTCGAACCGGTGCTGGAAGTTTTAGATGAGCGTTCTATGCCCTATGATCGTATTGCGGGCGAAATTGCTTGGGGCTTATACTCTATGGTTGAAGAATTTGGCGCTGTAACTGCTTTTACAGGGGATGAATGGTTTACTTTCGAGTTTGCTGAACACAAAAGTGAGGATGCAGATTATGTACCGGACTAACGATAGCGGTTATCGGCGCACGTGGGGAACGGGGGCACAGCGTGATGTTGTCAAGGATAAGCCTGATTTTTTGAAATTTTTAGTCTTGCGAGCAATGATGTTAGAACAGGAGCGTTTGACAGGAATACCCTTTATTGTTGAAGCCGCAGGGGTGCCGTCTTTAACGCCAACTTTTGCACAATTGTACGATGATTATCGCCCTGATTTGTTGCCCGAAATCGCGCTTGAACGTTTGGCAATGCTGCTGGGGCGTGGCGCTAAAAAGTACGGAGATCGAAATTGGGAATTGGGCATTCCTGTAGATGTGTTTGCTGCCTCTGCGTTGCGACACATGATGCAGTGGTTATTGGGAGATACTACTGAAGACCACGCCGCCGCTGTTCTTTTTAATATCGCAGCGGCTATGACCACTGAAGCGCGAGTTCAGGCGGGGGAACTGCCTTCAAGCCTTATTGGTTATTATGGTGTTTTGGGTAAACAAGTTGACTACGATAGTGATGATAGCTCTGTAAAGCCTTGACAAAGTAATAATGTAACTTAAACTATGGGGCGATAATTATCGCCCCTTTTTGTGTTGCTGGGGGCGCTATGGAAAATTACGACAAATCGTCTGATTTAGATTTATTGGCGGCAGCGCGTCAAGAATTATTGTTGGCGCATATTGTCCGTATGATCAACCGAGTTTTGTTTTCGTATGGGGCAAAATCTCGTCCTACGGAAGCAGCGGTAGAAGCGCGAATAGAATTGGAGCGGCACTATGGTAAAGAAGCAGTCAGGGATTGGTTCGGGTATTAAGCCCAAAAATGTGTGGGATCGGCTTCCCGCCGAGAGCGATAAAGCTTTTCACGCTTTCAGCACTTATTTACAAATGCCCGTTGGCGCACGAAATAAGAGCGAAGTTGCTACTATGCTGGGCTACCAAAGTTTTTCATCGGTCATGCGTTGGTCGAGCGATTTTAATTGGGATGCGCGTGTCGGGGCGTATGATAGTCATATGCAGGCTCTTGCTCTTGAGACGCAAGCACAAAGCCGCACAGAAGCAGCCGAAAATGCTACTATGCAGCTGCTTATGGAGATTGATCAAGCCGCTAAATTAATGACCCGCGCCCATCGAATATTGCTTAACCGTATGGAAAACCCCGATGAATTTAAGATGCACGAATTAAAAACGTTTGTGGATAGTATGCGAAATCTTGACGATTTAAGGCGCAGAGCGTTGGGTATGCCTACGGTTTTTACCCGTCAAGTTGCCGATCAATTAGAGCCAGAAACGTTATTTGTAATCACCCAGCAAGGATCGCGCCCAGCCGGAGAGGTTGACGGTTATGGTGAAGACCAATAAAAAAGAACGTCCGTCTACAATTCCAAAAATAGATTTTTCTCAAATGCCGCTGTACCCGTTACAGCGCGATATAGCCGACGACCCCGCCCGCTTCAAAGTAGTTGCAATTGGGAGGCAGGCGGGCAAGTCATTTTTAGCAAAATGGCTGGCGTTGAAATATGCTGCTAACGAAGGGCTGAAAGTTTGGTGGGTCGCACCGACGTATGAAACCGCGCGATCTCATTGGCTGGATTTGCGGCGGATGTTAGAAGGTTTTCCTGTACGCAGCATTAATGTTGCTAGTCGAGAAATCACTTTTTGGTCTGGTGGAACGATTACTATTAGGTCGGGGCATGAGCCGGAAAATCTGCGTGGCGGATCGTTGGATTTTATCATTTTAGACGAAGCCGCGTTTATGGATAGTTCCGTTTGGCTGCAAGTCTTACAGCCAACGTTGACTGCTACAAGGGGGCGCGCGCTTATAATTTCTACGCCAAGAGGACGTAATTGGTTCTGGAACGTGTACACAATGGGTGCAGGCAATCATCCATTCTATAAGAGTTGGACAGCGCCTACAACGGTGTCGCCGTATCAGTCGAAAGAAGATTTAGATGTTTTACGAAAATCTGTTCCTGAAGTTGTTTGGCGTGAAGAATACCTTGCCGAATTTTTATCGGATGGCGGCGGCGTATTCACAAACGTAGAACGGGCGCAAGTAACCGATTTTGAAGATCGGCGTAAAGACCCTCTTGAAACTCTGATTATGGGTGTAGATGTAGGGGCAACCGATAATTACACTGCAATCACGATTATTAGCGAGACACGCGGCGAGCAAATTGCAGGTTACAGATTTAGAGGGCTAAGCCCTGTTTTGCAGGTGCAAGCGCTGCTTGATATTGTTTCGAAATACAAACCTCAGCATGTGAACGTTGAAATTAATGGAATTGGGCTACCGCTTTGGCAATTGATGTACTTGGCGATGTCACGGATGTCTCTCGATACTATTGCAACTGATGATCTACTCGCCAGCTATACCGACGCTGATCGTGCAAAACTTCAAGAAATTACGGGGGGAATTCGTAGCAACGGCGGTGCTGTGCATGAGACGGTCAATCGTTTTTATCATAACGGAACTCGTTATGAGGGGGTGCGAATTGATAACGCGCTCAAGCGAGTGTTAGTTGAACGAACATCGGTAGCTATTGAATTTGGGCGCTTAAAACTGCTAAAGGCGGATGCTACTGAATATGGTCGGGTACAAGCAAATGAAATATCTACATTTATTCGTAAGCGGACGTTATCGGGGCTTGAGGTCACTTACATGGCGCAAGATGGGTCAACGGATGATACAATTTCTGCGCTGATGCAGGCTATGCACACTGTAAAACTTACGAAAGCCGGGTACTCCGGTGCTGCGCGGTTAACAAACGGGCGGCAAGGCGACAAAAAGCGTAATCCTTTTTCTAAAAATAGTCGAGTTAAATAGGAGATCAACATGCCAAGTGCTGTTAAATACTATCCTCCAAGTACGCCTGAACGTCAAAGACTTATGGTCGCCGCCTCTCAAGAGCGAGCGCAACGGGTAATGGACTATGAAAGAGCGTTACAATACTATTACGGTAATCACCCGCTGCCGATAACAGTCGAAGACAATATGCCGGATGACAATGTAGTTATCAATATGGTGCGTATGGTCGGGGATCGGACTGCGCAGTTTTTGTTTCCAGAACCGCCTAAATTTGAGACAGACATTGACAGCTTAGAAGACACGGAAGAAGAAATTTGGCTAAGAGAGCTATTTGAAAAGTCTGGCGGTTTGGCGTTTTTCAACCGTTGGGCAGTTCGAGGTTATTTATCGGGGCATACATTTTTAAGAGTTATGCCGCCAAAGTTTCCCGGCGATCAACCGTTTTTGACGTTGTATGACCCGACCCAAGTTGTGCCCTATTGGGATGCGGAAAACCCATCTATCGTATTGTGGTATGAATTGCGGTATGCAGTCGGCGAAGATTTTTACATGATTGATTTTTATCGCAAGGGGCTAAATAGCTGGGGCATTGATAAGTATATCAACCGTAATCGAGTAGATGGCGCGGGCGGCACATTCTATGAGCGCACCGTGCAGCAGCAGTCAATGCTTTTTCGAGCGTTGTGGTCTACGGATTTGGGTGCGGCGGGCTGGGAGTTGGTGCAGTTGGGCAATTGGGAAAGTAATTATCCCCCCATAATTGATGTGCCCCATCTCCCTGACCCCGATAAACCCTACGGTATGAGTGAAGTTGCTAATTTACGATTACAGGACACGATTAATCGCATATTCAGTTTGATGAACATGATTGTGCGTAAACATTCTACACCTGTGGATGTTATTACGGGGGCAGATGTTGATGATGTAGATAACAGTACAGAAGATTTATTCGCTATTGCTTCGCCGGGCGCAAAAGTTACTCGTCTTGAGTTAAAGGGCGATCTTGCAGCAGTTGATCAAGCGCTAGAACGGGCTATTATCATGTATCTTGCCCTTGCCCGCGTAGTTTTGCTGCGCGGGGAAGTCGCAGATTTGCAGCGCGTTACAAATGCTTCAGTGAAGACCCTATTTTTAGATGCGCTTGCAAAGAACACACTTTTGTGGTCATCTTATAGCGCTGCCTTAAAAATAGCAGCAGCTACCGCGCTAGAGATTGGTTACGCAAATCGGCTAATTACAAATAATCCGGTAAACTTGGATATTCAAGTCGTGCGGGCAGAGCCGTTACCGACTGATATGCTGGAAGTCGCACAGATTAATGCAATGGGGATTACGGGCGGGTATATGTCTCGACAAGATGCTGCGACACGTTTGGGCTTAAATTGGGCGCGAACCTCGTCTGCGATAAAGGCAGAACATGATGTAATGATGGAACGTCAAGTCGCGGACGCCGCAATGATGCAAACTGTCAGCCCGAACCAATCGAATTCAGAGCAAAAAGAGCGTTCAAATGAGCAAAATGTTGACAATGAGAATTAGCAATCTATAATGCTTATTTGTGGGGTTGTCCTGAACTTTTGGGGTGCAGGCGGGTGCTGTGCGCCCCAATACTTAGGATTAACGCCGCTGCCAACTGTTAATAGATATAGTTGGCAATTCATTAATACTTATATTTAGGGGGCGGCGAGTGCCGCCCTCTTTGGTTCGGGCGAGTGCCCAAAAGGAACCCCAAATGCGCTACAAATTAGTTGACGAACAAGGTGTAGAAGTTCCGGCTGAAAGTGTGACATCTGAACATTTACGAGAGTTCAAGCCGTACCAAGAGGTTCTTGAGGAAAGCATTGAACGTCGTAAAGTTATTGCATCGCTCAAGGCAACGCAGAATAAGCCGGAAAAATCCGCGCCAGAAGATGCAGAGCAAGTTAATTCTGCTGTTCCCGTTTTGCCAAAAGTTGAAATGTCAAAAGTCGAGGCTCCGTCTTTTGACCCCAGTGCGCTGGTCGCTCAGCTAGAACGCGACATTACTGCAAAAGTTACGGCGGCGCTGGCAGCAGCAAAACAAGCTGAACAGGAACAAGAGCAACAAATGAATGGGCTGTTACGCGAATTTAAGCTGCCCGCTATAGCGCGTGAAGCACTTGCCCCTGTAGCTGACCCGAATGTTCGTCGGCAAATTGCAGACGCGCTTAGCCGTTCTGGATTACGTCACGATTATGTTGACGAAGGCGGGCAAAAAGAACCGCCGCAAGCTGAATTTTTAGCGAGGCTAGATAAACGGCTTAATTTGTCAGACGATAATAAACCATTCGGTTGAAAAATATCAAAAATTACATAAAAATAAATAAGTCAGTGAGGTTATTTTATGGCTTACCCAAATGCAACTAATCCGCAAAATTTGGCACAAATTTATGGGGGATTGAAAGATTTAATCCCGCATATGGAGGAACGCGCGTTTAAGTACGTTATGTACAGTCGCGTTTTGCCCGGACGTGTGACCCTCTATACTGATATGCCCGGCAGCTGGAATGTCCGCAAGTTTTCTGAATACGAACGTCCTCGCCGCGCTGTTTTGAAAAATGAAGGCGAGCGCGTTGAAGCGGCAAAAATGCGCCGTAAGCGAACAGTGCAAATTGAGCCGCAAGAATGGTCTGATGCTTATGAGATTACAGATCGTCGTTCGGGGACGGATTTGGAAAATATTGCCGCCGATACGATTGAAGCATTGGGCGGTTCGTTAGGGCTTCGTCAAGAAAAATTGCTGTTCAAACAACTTCAGAGTAGCGCCTATGCAACGTTGGGCGATGGCACTGATCAATTTGCGTTGTATATGCAAATTGCGGGTCAGCAAGAGGCGGCAAAAAAAGGTTGGTCAGGTCAGTGGTTCATGGCGCTGCATCCGTACCAGACTGTGGGCGTATTGACCGAATTGATTGATTTGACGAAAGCGGGTGTTCCTGCTTTCCGCAACGATTTTATCGCGCAATGGCGCATCGGCGGGTTTGGCAATCTTATTTTGATCGAGACGCCTTTATTGCCGCGCCACATTGTGTATAATTTGAACATCACAGCGGGGGCGGGTACGGGAGCGGATGGCGACACCTTCAAACTGTACTTGGGCACCAAAGATGATGGCACGGAAGCAATTACAGCGGAAATTACCGTTGATGCTACCGATGCCCCAGCAATTGCGGATACAATTGATGCTATCGAAGCAGCATTAAACGCAGTGACCAATTTTCCTGATGGTTGGGTAGTTGGCGGTACTGCGTTAAATGCGCTTACTATTACCCCGCCGTTGACATATTACGTAGATGCTGAGGATGAACTTCGTCTTGCTACTAATGAAGATGGAGACATTGACGGCACGATTAGCGCATCAAATATCATTATCAGTGAAAATACTGCTACGGCTAAGGCGGTTATGTGGACACCTGAAACGGTTGCGCTTGATGTGCGCACTCCTATGACAATGGGCATGGAGATGTATAACGAAGAAGGCTACATTCGTATGTTTGGAAAGCAAACGTATGGAGTTGAAGACCTTCGCGGTGATCGTCGTTTCCATGTTCATACGTTGGCTTATAGCCCGTTCAGCACAGCAGCACTCAGCTAAATAATTAGGGGGGTAAATCATGGCGCGAGCTACGATGTTAGGTTTAATTTCGGAACTGAGAATGTTGTCTAGTGCGGTAACAAACGATGTGTTTGACGGCGTGACTTACTGGACGGACGATCAACTCGAAGCCATTCTTGACCGAAATAGCGTCTATCACTTGCGCCACCCCCTAATAGTTCATCCGATTTATGAAGACGGGAGCATATCTTATCGTTATTGGCGGATAACCGACCATAATCGTAATCGTCGCGTTGAAGATGACCCCGAAATTGTAAACTACTGGGGCGTGGTGCAGAACGAAGTAACCGTTGATGTGAATATGGGGATAGTGACATTTGATAACAGCCCATCGAAAAACGCAAAAATGTTCATCAATATGCGTGTTTTCTTTATGGCTGATGCGGTTGCAGAGGTGTGGGCGGCTAAGGCAGCGCAACGTGCGCCTTATGTAGATTTTCGCGCGGGGGTGCAGCGCGGTGCCATGCAGCAAGAGTATCAGCACTGCGTAGAGCAGCATAGATTGTGGCGGGCGCGGACAATGCGAGGTCATAAACGTCTATGAATATTTCCGAACATGTTAATCGTTGGCGCACATTTACCAATACAAATTTATTGCCGTCTATTTGTAAAGTGCGCACTCCAAAACCAATAACTGAAGTTGACGAGATGGGCGTACCTGTTCGCGGTGACGTAGTTTACCGAACGTATGCCGATAGCGAAGATATACCTTGTCGAATTGACCCGTCTCGTGCTTTTCGACCTGAATACACGCCGCTTCAAGCGATAGTCGCTGATGAATATGAGGTTCACTTTCCAGTTGGTTTTCTACCTCAACATGCTGATATTATTGAAACGGCAGATGGACGTTTGATGCGAATTCGTAAGATTACTGAAGCAGATACATTTGATGTAACAACGTATGTGTTAGCCTCGTATCTGTCTCTTACGGAGGTAAACGCATGAGCTTAAATATGCGGGTCAGGTTAGACCATAGCGGCACTATTCGAGCCGAGCGCAAAGCGTTACGTGTGGCAGATGCTACAACGCGGGAAATTGCGCAGTACATTGTCGAAGATATTCGCTCAAGCTGGTCGGCGCAAAGTCCGTCTAATGTTGGCAGCCCGCCCGCTGTAGACACCGGGAACTTAGATAGTTCGGTAAAGCTTGAACGAACAGGACGCGATGAACGCGGGCGTTTTGCTAATGCTGCTAATACCGCTGTTCATTTTGTGCGTATTGACACTACACAAGGCAGCAATCCGGGCGGGCGAGGGCAATATGCTGCTGCTTTAGAAGACCCCGACTATTTTAACCGCCCGTATATGCGTCCAGCTGTCGAACGTGCGGCTGAGCATTTTGGCATAGCTTATGCAGTTAATTGGGATAGCGCGGGGGGTGGTAACAATGGATAACAGCCCTAATCAACTTGCAGTCAAAGCGATTATACGCACACTCAAAGCAAGCGCCGCTGTGATTTCTGCGTTAACCGATGCGGGCATAACTCGAATATTTTTTGAGCGAGCGCCCCAAGAAATGCCTTATCCCTATGTCGTTATTCGACACATGAGCGGGGGATTGCGTAATCATACAAAACAGCAGTTTTTTGATGGGATTTACCGCATTACGAGTTGGTCAAACGAAACAGGAATTTATGCAGTATCGGCATTTGTTGAAACAGCGCTTATAGACAAACCACTAGTAGTGACTGACCTGCCTATTACAGGAATGGGTTTAATTCAACAAACATTGCCAATTAGTAACACCTACTCACGTCAAAATGAAATTATTTACGAAGATGGGGCGGATTATCGTATTCGCTTCAGTCTATAAGGGAGAAGTAATATGGCGCTGCCAATCGAAGATTATGTTATTAGTTCAGATGTAGAAATTTGGTTTATGCCATTTGGCAACCGCAAAAAGAATGACGGCGTAGAAACTGAGCATGTGCAAGAGTTGCTGTTTCATCCGAATGTGGACGGCGGTACTTTTCGTCTGCGCGTTAACGGCGAACAAACAGCGGACATCACTTTTAACACTACCGTTGCGACATTTCTAACTTCTATTAACAACGCTCTCGATGCGTTGGAAATTTTAGACGCAGCGGAGATTGTAGCGACGGGTACGGCTAGTACCGCAATTACGCTTACGGGCGCTGATCCGGGCTATTATCATATCTTGGTTGAAAATGTCGCTTTGACTGATAGTTCTGTTGCAGTTGAACCCAGCCTCGCCGTCCGTACTCGTGTAACTACTTACGGTTCGCTCTCCATTCGTCTTGATGCTTATATGTCGTCTTTTGATATTGAGGATAGCGTAGATACAACTGATACCACGCCAATCAGCCAATTTTCAGCCGATGTAGTCGCCGTCAAAAACTCTGGCAGCTTCAGTGCAAAGTTGTTTGACGCTAATCAAGAATGGGGCTGGCTGTTTGCAGTTATGGATGTGGAAGGTTTGGAGGGGCGCATGGAGGTTTATAAGCAAGGTAAGTTTGATGGCACTCGCTATCGTGTTTTGGATGTATTGATCGAAAGCGCTAAGCAGAGCTACCCCGATCACGATAAGCTTGAAATTGATATTAGCGGTATGCGCAAGGGCGCGTATGTGGTTCCGCCAGAGAGCATCTACCGTATTTAGTAAGATCGTTGGCTTTATCATTAATTTTCAATACAAAAAAGGATAACCCACTATGCCTTCTTTATACGGCGAATACCGTAACAAAATTAAAAGCGAGCAGGCGGCTAAGAAGCCGGATGAGCGCGTTGCCCGTGTACGCTTTAATCCAAACAGTTTGACTTTCGCTGAGTATCTTTTGTTAGATTACGCTTTTAGAAATGATTTCACAGCGGTTGTAGAGGCGCTTTTGCCAAAAACAATTGTCAGCTGGGATTTTGAAGTGAGCATGAGCCGCCCGGAAAACGCGGGGGATGACTGGAACGTGCTGCACAACTTGACATGGGAACAGTCACTTGAGGTTCAAGGCGCGTTTATCCGGTTAGCTGCAAAATATCATGAACAGGTGCTAACGTCGCATGATATTGAAACGTATCGTTTACCCGTCACATGGCGTCATGCCGATGGGCAACATTTCAAGTCATTAATCAAACAAGCAGAAAAAGTTACTGGCTTGTTTGATGGAGAGTACCCGTATGAACAATGGGTTACAGAGATGCTTGAAATTATGCGTCCTGCTGCTTTCGAGCCGCTTGTAGACGACGAAGAATTTGACTTTCATAATGGTACATTGACAATGCACCTTATTCGTCATGCAGTTGATCGAGCATTATCAGGAAAAAACTAGAAAACCGTCTGTATTTGTCGGCTGTTTATCATAAGCCCCTCGACCCCGCAACCGTATGGAGAATTATTCGTGTACGACTGTGGGAAAAGGGGCACACTTTTGAAAAAATAGATGCAATGTCTCTAAATGATATTGGAGATATTTTAGCCTATTGGAACGAAGTGAGAATGATCGAAAACAGTCGGCGAAGCGCTAAGGCGGGGCGCTCACAAAAAAGTAAAAGTAAAAAATAATTAGACGCCCGTTGACGATGGTCATCGGGCGCTTTTTTGGTAAAGGGTATACGTATGGCAGAACGGGTCGCATATTTAGAGGCAGTTGTAGGCGCTGACATTACATCATTTCGGCGGGGAATGCGCGATGTTCGTAACGATTTAGGCATTCTTTCCGAAACTATTAAAGGTATCGGCGGTCTGGGGCGTACTCTGACTTTTGCCGTTTCTGCCCCATTGTTGGCGTTAGGTTCATTTGCAGTAAATCAGGCGGCAGAATTTGACGCCGCTATGAGAAACATTAATAGTATCGCGCTACTCACTGAGGAACAATTTGCCAGCCTATCTCAGCGCGTTTTAGACTTTGGCAAAAATACCCGTGAAGGGGCTATTGGCGCAGCAGAGGCGCTTTATACTGTTTACAGCGCGGGCTTGTCGGGTGAGGACGCTTTTCAGTTAATGGAAGTATCAACCAAAACCGCTGAGGCGGGGTTAGCGGATATGACCGTGACAACTGAAGCATTGGCTACCGTATTGTTAAGCTATGGCGATACTAGCGAGGAAGCCGCATGGCGAGCATCCAACGCACTAACGACAATGGTGCAGTTGGGTGTGGGTTCAATGGAAAATTTTGCGGGGTCAATTTCAACGTTCTTACCCGCCGCAAAATCTTTGGGCGTAGCTTTTGAAGAAACCTTCGCAGCACAGGCATTTTTAACTCAGCGCGGTTTTAGCGCAGCAGAGGCAGCAGTTCGTGTCAATGCAGTAATGCGCGACATGATCCAGCCAACTCAAGCAATGAAGGCAGCTTTTCAAGAGTTGGGTGTAGACGGGGCTGAAGCGCTTATTACCAAGTTTGGGGGCTTAACAGAAGCGGTAATAGCGCTGGCGGGTACAACTGACGGCTCACAAGCAGCGATGGCGGAATTGTTTGATGAAACTAGGTCGCGTCAATTTGTTACCAGCGTAGTAAACGATATTGATGCGTGGCGCGAGAGTTATGCGCTGTTCATGAGTTCTATGGACGGCTCAACAATGAAAGCATGGGAGGAACAGACAAAATCATTTTCGTATCAGTTTGACCTTGCAAAAGCGGCGCTTAGTGCGGCGGCGATTACTATTGGTAGCGAACTGCTTCCAGTCTTAACGCCTGCAATTCAAGGGTTTACAGAAGGGTTTATCATCCTAACGGAGCTTAACCCGCAGCTGATCGAATTAGGCATCGGTGTTGCGGCGGTAGCAATCGCCTTACCCCCACTTGTTTGGTTGCTTAGCAGTTTGGTCAGCCCTATTGGGATAGTCACAACTGGGGTTATTGCATTAAGTCGAGTGTTTGCCACAAACTTTCAAGGCATTCTTGACGTAATTAACGAAGTCGCTCCCGGCGTTGCCTTGAATATCTTTAGGCTAAAAACTGCCGTTGAACAATTTTTTGGGGTGCTGCTGGGTACTGGGGATCAAGCTGCGGACGCAGTTAGCGAAGCGGGGTTAGCCAGCACTGCTATTATTGATGCGTTTAAGGGCGCTGGTTCTCTATTTACGGTTAGTGAGGGAGACAGCCTGTGGCAAATTTGGTACGATCATTATCGGGGGCAATACGCCACATTTGCTGAGTTTGTTGAACGTAACGGTTTTGACGCGAATGAGATTATCGTTCCCGGTCAAGTTTTGCGAATTGGAGCATCTGCGCCAATTGACCCAGCAACGCTAGGGGCATGGGTACTCGAACAGCAAGCAGCGATTGTTTCAGCAGTAGAAAACGCGCAAGCGGAAATCGAAGTTGAAAAGTTTTTCCGCTTAACGGGCGCTGACGAAGCTGCAAAAAACATGGATAATTTTGCTGCGAGTTTGCCTCCGAACCCGAACACGCTTGCTGGACGTTTTCAAATTGCCGTTGAAGAAGTCTTACCGCGTATTCTTACACATTTTAGAAGTTTAGTCAGCAGTGTTGGGCGCTGGATTATCAACACGGGGCTGCCAATGATGTGGGGGTATACGCGCCAGTTAGTCGGGGGGCTAATGACGTGGGCAGCAAGTGAAGGTATCCCCGCTGTTTTAGATTTCATTGGTAGATTGTTTCAGGGCGCGGCGGGGCAGCTTGATGACGGCGTAGTTAGCAGCCACATGAACAAATTTACTCGTGCTTTTAGACGGTTTTTCTCAGGCGACATCATTGGCGCGATTGGAACTTTTGCGCCTGAACTCGCGGGGTCAATGGGGACGCTGTTTGCCAACGCCGATCTTACTGAAGCTGTGACGAACTTTAGTAACCGTGCCGGAGAATTTGTTTCGGCTTTTGGGGCTTGGCTTGAAGACGAAGGCTTGGATACTATTGCGTATAGCATTGGTTATCTTGGGGGGCGCATCGGTGCTTTGGTCGGGCAACTGATTGGTAGCATTTGGGGCTTCTTTACGGAGGGAAGCAGCGGCGAAACTGGTGCGCAAAACCTGACAACTAACTTGGGAGAGGCGCTTCAGTCTGGTATGCAGGGAGCATCGGATGCGATGTTTGATGCGGGCGTAACGAACCCCGTAGATCGTTTTTTCACTGGGCTAGTTGGGATGCTAATTGCCCCCGCTGTTATTGGGGGGTTTATGCAAGGCTTAATAACGCGCGGTTTCGGTGCTGCCGTTATGGGCGCAATAAGCGGCGCTATTAACGCGGCAATGTGGGCGGGCGGTAGGCTTATGGCGTTAGGACGAGTGTTAATGGGCGGTATTGGTTCTGCGATGGCAATGGTGTCAGGGGGGGCGGTTGGAGCGGCTGGGCTAATTCCAGCTGCGGGGACGTTTATATCCGGGCTAATTACGGCGATTGGCAACGTGCCCGTGCGATTACAGTTGCTTGCAATAAGTCTTCGAGGCTTTATTGGCTCAATTGCTGCGGCGTTAGGCTTGGGCACAATTTCCTTTAGCGGTATTGCTACGGCGATTATGGCGGGCGTTAGCAGTGCAATGGGGTTAATTTCAGCGGGGGCGACGGCGGTAGTCGGGGCGGCGACTAGTCTAATGGGGGCTATCGGGGCGGCGATTACGGCACTTCCGGTTTTTCCGTTAGTATTGGGCACACTATTGATTGCGGGTGCGGCGGCAATCATTTTGTCTGATGAATTTCGCGATAACATTGCCGTTCCCATAACAAACGCAGTTAACGATATTATGGGGACTGAATTTGCCACAATTGACGCCAACTTCTTTGCAGAACAAATGCAAAAAGGCTTTTTAGATTTAACGCAAAACCCAGCGTTTAGAGGTTTTGGTGCAGAATTTCAAGCTGAGTTTGGAATTGCCCCAACACTTCGAGTTACACAAGAGCAATATGACACGCTGCTTACAGAATGGCAAGCCGCTTTTGGAGACCAGCCGTTTCCCTTAGACGTTCAAGTTGTGCCCACAATCGAGGAAACAGGCGTTTTTGCGGGTGTACAAAAAGTCATGGAAGCAGGGTTTAGCTTCTTTGCGCCAGTTACACTTAGTGCTGAAAATCCGTTAGCAGGCAATCCATTAGACGGCGCGACGTTTGCGCCCGATGTTGAAGCAACGCAAATGGCGACTATTCAGACGGCGGACGCAGTAGCACAAGCGCCAGAAGTTCAAGCAGCATTTGAGACGGCGGGGCAAACACTCGGTGAGGGTATCATGGCGGGGCTAGATCAAGCCATGCAAACCGCAATTGCCAATGGGGAAACTTTTAGCGCCGAAACTTGGGCGACTGATTTGTTATTACCAATTGAAACACAATTCAACCGAATGTTTGGAATTCCTGATGGTGTCGTACCCGTTATCATGGGAGCCTTCGTTGCTGATTTGTCTGCACATGTACAGACTATCATTGATGAAATGCTGAGACTTTCAGGAGATACGTTAACAGAATTTACCGCGTATCGTGAGGGCATTCTAAACGAAATCAATCCGATAATTCAGGGCTTTAACGACCTAACGTTCGCAATTCGTGAGACGGGGGCAGCGATGATTGCTTTACCGCAAGGTACAGTTAACTTTAATGCTGGCACAACCGCCCCCGCCGCTGACGATGATGGGGGCGGCGCTGATTTCGGTTTTAGCGGTATCTACCGAGTGCCGAGAGATAACTATCCGGCTGTTCTCCATGATGACGAAATGGTGTTATCGCGGCAAGAGGCAAATGCCTATAGAGAGCAGCAATCCGAACCGACAATCAGCGGTGATACGTTAGCGTATGGGGGGAGCGGAATGGGCGGCGGTTCAACTGTTAATAACATCAACGTTTACGGAATGCAAAACGTAGACGCATTTTTGGCAGAACTGAAGCGTAGAGGGATTAACCTACAATGAGCATTATTCAATCGAGAGTGTTGGTTGACTGGGATGGGGACGGGTATGTTAATGCTGGCGTCTCGTTAGACGCGCCAGCAAACATTTTTCCATCCAGTCCTTATTTCGTACAAGCGCATGTTCGAGGCATTCAAAATATCAGCGGCGATACATTAGTTGAAAATGTATTGAGTGAAAATGAATATGGGTTATGCCAATTTGTTGTGCCAATGGGCTGGACGGGTTCAGAAAACTACGCTACTCAAGTTGAATTTGGGCTAAATTATGTTCGCAACACAGCGGGGGATACGCCCTATGATAAACGGGCGTACCCCATTCAAGTTGTGGAGGGGCAAAAGTATGCGCTTCGATTGTACGCAAAGTCAATCGGAAACATTATGCGATTAACGCTGAATGTGTATTTGCGCGAGAATTTTACCAATGTTTCAACTCTTGTGGGCACGGCACAAAAAATCGTTAATACGGACGGCTATTTGCCTATCGGGGTTGCTTTTGAAACAGCGGCGAACGGGGGGTTGTACGGGGTAATTACCGCCGAGATTGAAGATGGATTAGGGGGATACACGCCTATCGGCTTGAACAAACTAGGCACGGTTGAAGTTACGGGTTTTGATTTACGCGATAATGGCGCAGCGGACGGGGGCAGTAACCCATTTCATCTTTGGCAGGCGGGGGGTGTATCAAACGCATATGACGATATAACGTCCTATGTTTTAAGCGCAGCGGGTAAATCTGGTCGGCAAGATTTTGCGGCTACAGTTCCTTATGAAGGAACTCTCAGCCTAAATGTTAACAACACAACCCGTATTTTTTCGCCAGCAAATCAAAGTTCGCCCTTGAATGGCTTGATGCTTGAAGGGCGTAGAGTGGTTGTTCAGGCGCGGGATGGCGCAGATGCCAATTGGGTCACGTTTTGGTCGGGCTGGACAAAATCGTATGATGTGATTGCGGGGTTAACAAGCAACCAACAAATGAGCATCGAAGCCGTTCAAGGCTTAGAACGGCTGAGAGTTGGCGGCTTTGGGGGCGCGGGCGGCGGTATCGTTGATACGACAATAGACCAAGTTGTCAGAACACTAGTAACATTTAGTGGCTATCGCCCAGCCGGATCACCGTATATTTTGCAGTTTAATAAAACACGTTTTGATAATAATGCTATCATCACAGGCGACGAAGGTATTTTTGCTGAGATAGAGCAGGGGCTAGAACCGCTGAGTGAAGTAGGGCTAAACTGGTCGCCCGAAACTCCGCTGTTAACTGCCCTCGAAGAAGTGCTATCACATGAAAATGCACAAATGTGGATTGATCGTCAAGGCAAAATTCATGTCGTTAATCGAGAGCATTATGTACCACTAAATCGGCGGCGCGATACCGAGAATGGTTTGTATGCTGCTGAGGTGGGGGAGTTGCTGAACCTTATACCTGAGCCGCTTGATCTACAAACTATGATACGAAACTTTGAAACAAGTGTAGGCACAATGTTTGCCACAACAAACCTCTATGCTGATTATGGGCTGCAATATGTACGGTTAACTTGTAATTCACCAGCGGCGTACCCATATGTTTTCAAATTTGGTGAATGGTATAACAGCAACAATATTTTTGTTCAACGTGTTTTTGAGATTGAACCAAATACCCAATACACATTTAGTCTTTATGCAAAATCACAACAATATCTATTAGGCGCAACGCTGCGTTTTCAGTCATGGAACGGTACAAGCTATACCCAAGTCGGCACTCAGTCTTTTACATTTAGCAGCATGACACCCGATAGTAACGGCTATTACCAATTGTATGTCACGGGGACGACAACCGCCGATGCTACTCATGCGCGGCTAGATTTTGTTATTGCATCCAGCGATAAATCCGCCGACTTTCCAATTGCCCGCGTTACGGGGCTAATGATGACAGCGGGTGCCGCCGTACCAAGTAAATTTAACGATGGTACTCAAGTTCCAAATGAATTAAACCTCGACCTTGCTGTATTTACAGGAGCGCGGTATCGTTATGGAGCAAACGTCATTAATAAAATTGACATCAAGGGGGCAGCAGAGGAACGAGAAACAAATGTAGTTGTCTGGGAAAGTCCAAATTACATTGAAATTTCTCAGGCGCGGGGACGAGTTCGTAATGAACCGCCTTCGTGGGTTACTATTCCTCTCGAATTTCGTTTTGAAGGCGGCGACGTAAAACGAGTAGTAAATTTAGAGAATTATATTGACCAAATCGAATTAGAAGGCTTCAAGTCGGCGTACCAGCAGCTTAACCGCCGTAACTACGCTGATCCCGTTGATGCTGATTATCTAAAGCGCTATGTAAAAGTCCAGCTATTGCGCACATCTACAGGCTATAATTTGTATCTACGAAATAGCGGGCAATCGCCTTTATTTGTAAAAGCTAAACTGCGTGGTGACGTTGTTAAAGGCGGAGAACAGCCTATCTACAGTTATAGCTACAACGAAGGCATCGAAGAAACTGGTACTGTATATCGTGAAACAATCACTTTACCAAATATTCAAACTAGCGAGGAAGCAGAGACATATGCACAGTACATTTTTAATCGGCAAGGTAAACCACGTGGAGAGTTCTACACATTAACAGTTGTAACTGATGCGGGCGGATTTAGCGAAATTGTAAACCGCACAATTGGCGATGTGCTGACAATTAGCGAAAGTCAAAGTGGCGAGGTAAAAAGTCCGCATATTATTGTCGGCGAGGAATTTGAACTGTTCGCGGGTCGCTTTCAGTTTACATATATGTTATCGGCGCTGGATAACACGCAATACGCCACTATTGGAGACGCCTTAACTGCTGCTGACCCGTCATTTGCTGAGTTCGGTTACGATAACTTACCGCTGTACCCAACTGCGGGGGCGAATGCCGCAATCATCGGGCGGCAAAATTTGCTAAATAATAGCGCCCCCGTTTATGAAATTGATCTTGGGGGTTCAGAAATTGCAACTGTCATGGTCGGCGGCATTTACGCGGCGGGGCAGCCGATACTAATCGGCACCCCAACTGTAGCTGGGGCTGCGTCAACGACACTTCTGCCTTCGTTAGAATATGCAGAATGGCGAAACGATGGGGTTAACTTTAACCATACGCCCCAAAACCGCGTTGCTGTTAGGCTGTTAGGCGCATATGGCGGCGGTAATTATGTTGAGTTACCCCTAACTATAAAAAATGCTCCTAATGACGGTTCGCTGTTAAGCAGTATTCTTACCATTTCATTTGACCTTATTTTAGGGGGCGAAAACACTGAAGACATCGAAGTAGTGGTACTCGATAGTACAAAAACTGTTACAATCTTTAGCGCGGTTGTGCCAAACAGTATGGCAATTACGAAAAATATACGAATTGTAATACCGGGAAGTTTTTTGTCGGGTATTAGCCCCATGTACTTACGTTTAAGCGCGGGCAATACAGGCGGTGCAGCAGATGTTTTGATAACAAATGTGTGGGGGCACGGCAACACTAGTAGCGTACTGATGACTGCGCCGAGCGCTACTTATGCGCATAATACGTATACCAAAACAACAGGACTAGACATTTACTACCCCACCAATGATGGCACCGCTTTGTTTTCAAATTCGGAGGTATCAGACGCAACAGAATGTTCAGCAGTTTTTTATGTTGATTTTGATGTAGACGATTTGCCTGATGAGGTTTATTATCGAGTAGCGCGTAGCACAACTTGGAAAAGGTTAATTGATAATATTGATGCTAACGGCAAGCTCATTGTACCTTTAGAGAATACTTCTGTCAGCGGTACTTGGTTTGGGGGCGGTATTGAGTTTATGCGTAAGCCGCCAACAGCGGATATTCTCGGCAGCACAGCTAGTCCGCGTTCAAAACACGCACGAGCAAATAATGAAAAACAAAAGTTTTACCTTATGCACTTTGGGGTATATTTGAACGAGATTGCCGCATTGAATTACAATCAGATTGTTAACAAGTCGAACCGTCGTCCGTTGTTATATATTTAGGAGATAGCTTATGAGTTGGTTTACGCCGACACTATTAACCCCTCGATCTGCATTATCGGCGCGGCGCTACAATAAAGAAATCGTGGGCAATTTAGAATACTTAAAATCACACAACTTACGATATGTCGAGCAACGAAATGTGTCAAACATTGCGGTTAACTCTGCCACTTGGGTCAACGGCGGTTTGGGCTTTTTAATTTCTAATTTTCCAAGTAATGGCGGGTTGCTGGAAGTGGGCTTAAAAACAGAAATTGAAAGTGCTGATTTTTGGGCAGCTTTTGATGTCAGAGTTAACGGCGCAAATTATTTTTCGTCAGGCACGACAACGCCGCTGACAAATGGCATTTTCCGTACCGAACCGACAAGCGCCCGCGTATTGGGAGTGTATTTTACTTATGTAGACACTTTAGGTATTGCACTTAACGCGGGGAGCGTATTTTCTCTTGAGCTAATGGTTAAAACGCAAGGCAGCGTAACATTCAATCTACTTGGTAACATTAGCCAGTTTTGGGCAAAGGAATACTAATCATGGCGTGGAATTCCCCCGTTGAAGCGTTACCGGGCGGCGTTATTAGCGCCGATTTCTGGAACCAACAAATTCGAGACAATCTTGTCTATTTGAAATCGGGCAACATGACAATGATACAAGGTAAAACGGGTGCAGCAGTCACATTCACAAGCGTGAGTTTCGCCGCTATTGACGACGATATTTTTTCGTTAGGAATTGAACTAGATGAGCCATCAGCGGTGCAGTTTATGGCAACGTTGCCCGTGCAAGTGTCTACAGCAAACAATTTCGCATATTTTGATGTACTTGTGGACGGGGCTACGTACCTATCGTCGGGCACTTCAACGCCGGAGGTCGGTGGAATTAGCTACAACCGTATTGCTACAATTACATCAGTGCTAATAAATTGGGTTAGCAACATTCTACCCGCTGGGGTGCATACTTTTGCGTTACGTGGAAAGTTTTCTGGAACAGGAAACTTTTCATTAGCGACGGACGTTGCGCCCTTTCAAATGCGCCTAAAAGACGTAGGACAAGTATTGACATAAAGCCATTTTAGGAGTACAATACGCGCTGATAGGCAAGTAAAAATTACTAAAAGGTGAGCTATGGGTATTCAAACGCTTCTGACAACGTTAATCGAGTTTCTTATTGACGGTGCGGGCTACCTGCTATTGGTGCTGGCACTTGGGCTGGTTAGCTTAGTATTGACAGCAGTCGCGAAAAATGTGCTAGTTCAACGGTTTATGCCGTTTTTCGAAGATATTCTTCAAACTGCTTTTGATGCAGCAATCAGCGTCGAAAATGGCAATATCAGCCAAGAGGACTATAATAAAGCTGTGCAGCGAGCAGAAAAGTCGGGGCGTAACTGGAAAATGGAATACGTATTGATGCGGGCAGAAGCTACGACCCGCGCATTGGGCGGCATGATTTACGGCGATGGGCGTAATCCTATTCGAGCGCTGCTTGGGGTTGTTGTGCCCGGCATCAATATTGGGCGCATTGTGGACGCAGTTGAACGTTATCTAATTGACAGTGACTATTTTCCAGATCATCCGAAAATTTCCCCGCCAGATACGGAAGAAACTTCGACACTTACTTTAGTATAACGAGTTAAAGGACAACCCATGAGCGATTTTGAATTTTTGCGCCGTCATCTAACAACGGGTGAACGCGGCGAACGCTTGGCTGAATTTTTTAATGTTACCCCTAGCGCGGCTAGGGGTCAACTGAGCAGAGCATATAATTCGCCAATGAACCGTCGTGCGGGTTTTGAAATCTTACGAAACACAACCCCACTAACATCAACCACGCAGCGCTTAATTGACGAAACCGTTACGACGAATAAAACTGCCTTCGAGGAACGATTGCAAAAAGATGCACTTGAAGGCGGATATAAGCGATTGTTTTGGTTTGGCGATTTACACTGGGGTGGCAGCGGGGGAGCGCGGCTAGACACTCTGGAACTTGCATTTATGATCGCTGAAGATGCAAAAGCAGATTATTGGACGGCGCTTAATGATTTTTTTGATCACGCACAGTACAGTCGGCACGAAGACCGACGTACTTTGTCTGAAAAAATCTGGGATGCTGACCCCGCATTAGCTGGCAGAACCTTTGCATTTACCGTTGCGCAAATGAAAGCAGTCGCGCCTAACAGCCGCCCACTTGATCTTTGGGGCAACCATGACCGCTGGGCGCTGTTATCATATTACCAGCGGCAAGACGGCAGCAATGATTACGCGATAGCCTCGTTCTTTATCACACTACGCAACGCGGGCGTGGATGTGACCCACTTCGATCCTTATCGAGAAAACGTTATTAAACTATCGCCGGGCTTAAAAATTGTACACGGCATTAGCGCGTCAGGAAATGACCACAGTGTTGGAAAAGCCACGATTGAGGCGTTGGCAGGGAGCGCAGAAACAGGAGATAGCGGAATTTCGTACAACACCGCATCGGGGCATGTTCACCGAGATTTCATCACCGACTACGCCGGAGTTCGTCATTATAATTTTGGAACATTGGGCACACTGCACCCGAATTACTTAAAGCACAAGCCGAATAAGTGGCAGTGGGGCGTAGGCGTCATTGACTACGATCCGGCTGGGCGCACCGTACAGGGGGAGCCAATTCGATTTGTAGCGCAAGGAAAACGCCTAACCGCTACATGGCGTGGTAAACACTATGAAACAGCGTTGGACGATAACTAACAAATCGTGGGGGTGGATTGACCGCCCCCTATTTTATTTTGAAAAGGACTTATTAGCGTGGAACCTACATCAGTATTTGAGTTAAGTGCTGGATTAGTCGTTTTGTGGCTAACATTACACCTAATTCGAACCGTCTTCGACTTTTTAGGGAAAAGAAATGTCACAATCGAAAACACTAACGACGGGCTGCTGACATTGGTGCAGTCGTTATTATCTGATTTTCGGGCTATTTTGGACAGACTTGTGACAACACAGCAAGATATTGCAAATGTCATCTCTCGAATAAGCGAAACACAAAAAACATTAATTGAAAATACTATTCAAGATGCTAAACGACATGCAGAAATTATTTCAAGATTAGACGCGGTGTCAGGTCTATTAGACACGCTAATCTCTAAAACAAACGAGAACGCTTGTTCTGCCCCCAACGTCAATTCGGGGGGTGCAATTGACGAAAAAACCGCCCTCGACAATTAATCCTCAATTATTTGATATAGTAAACCAAACTACTCGACCAGAAAAGTGCCAAAAAACTATAGTTTTATTGCGCTTTTCTGGTCGAGTAGTTTGGTTTACTATATCTTGACAAGCCGTCATTTTGATGGTAGTATTAAGACCCCAACTATTTTAGGAGGTCTATATGGAAAAATGGGCAAAACCAAATAGCAACGCCCCGTATCAAGTTTCTGATCTTGGGGGCATTCGTTTGTTGAGGCGGGATGGCAGCTATGAGACGCTTCGTCCCCAATTTAGAGATGGCGGTTGGTATATCCGCATTAGCTACGAGGGATTTCGTGAACAGCGGTTACTCGCCCGTGCGGTGCTTATGGCATTTAGCCCCCGTGCCGATGGTTGGGATTACCCGGTTAGCTACATTAATGGCGATAAATCAGATAACAGACTTGTAAATTTGCGCTGGGGGGCGGTAAATGGGCGGCGCAAGCTGACTGTCGATCAAGTTATCGAAGCGCGTCAACGAATTTTATCGGGCGAACACATTAAAGCGATTGCGCCTGAGTACGATGTAACCAACGAAGCCTTGAGGTTAGCGGTGCTGGGTATTACTTACGCCGATGCACCTATAAGTGAGTACCAGCGTGAATTAGTCGCAGAAAAACTTGCAGCAAATCGAAAAGAAGGTCAGCGTATTGGGGGCAGAAAAGGGTTAGGTGTCAAAAAACCTAGATTTTGGTGATTGACACATCCTAAAAAACAAAGTATGATTTCTAAGTAAACAAATCAAGAGAGGAAAACATGAGCAAAACAAAAATTTCACACTCTGAAATGTACGCATTAAAAACATGCCCCCGTCGCTGGGCGTATCAATATAAAGAACGTCTGCAACGAAAGGGTAAACGCAGTACATACAACATGCTTGTCGGCAGTGCTGTTCACGCGGGCTTAGCCGCCGCGCTGCGTGAAGTTTTTGTTCGTCAAAAGACTGATGCAAAAAACTTAAGCTATCCGATTAACGCAGCTGAGATTTTGAAGGCGGGTGTTGTTGGTGTCCAAGAATGGCAGATGGCAGAAAATTCGAAAGTTGACATCAATTTAACGTGGGCGAATGATATTTTAATTGACATTAGCAGCGCTGCATATATCGCTAAAAGTGTGCTGACATATCAATTACCCCAATTTGATTTTGATAATGTGTGGTATGTTCTGTCAATTTTTGACGTTTTGGGCGAGGGTTACTCCCCAGATGAGCCGTTTATTGAATACCCCTTCGAATGGGCTTTACCGGGTTCATTTTTTTTGAAGGGCGCAATTGACGCTGCACTTTACAACGCCGAAGATGGGCGCAGCTATATCATTGACTGGAAAGTGCGGGGCGTTATTGGCTCAGCACAGCAAGCTGAAATGGACGGGCAGCTGCCGTTATACCTTGCCGCGCTGGTATACAATCGTTATGGAGACGTGAGTAAGGGGGATGAATGGGCGATAGCCATGTGGGAATTGTTAAATGAAGTACCTCGCCCCGCTGCGCTTACGACTAAACTTGTGCCGTCATTAACAAAGCAAAAAACAACGTGGGATGTTTGGGCGGAAAGCATTCGAGTTGCGGGGTTCAACCCTGAAAGCTACCGGGCGCAAATGGAGGGGAAGCTTCGTAGTCCTGAAACTTATCGGCGTATGACAATTATACCGCGCAGCCCAGCGCTGCTTGAAGATGCCTTGCAAACAGCGGGGGCGTGGGCGTCATTAGCAAAACAATACACTGAAAATTCTGCCACGTCATCTGCATTGGCGGTTTACAACTACATGACGTGCCAAATGTGCCCATACAAGCTGCTGTGCAATGCGCAGCGTCATGGTGATAATGTGGATTATCTGCTTGCGACTGAATTCGAGGTCGCTCCAAGTGTTGAATACCCCGAATATCAAGAATATTCCGAATACCCTGAAAACGAAGAAGGCAACTAAATTCAGATTGCGGGCTTGACATAAGCCCGCTTATGCTATATACTTTTCTGTATCGCTTAAATACAAAAAGGGTAATGCACATGCCGCCACAAACACTAGTTTTTGCTGCAAGCACCCCCGTGCAATCTACACTTGTAATCGGGGAACCAAAATCAGGAAAAACAACCTTCGCTGGAAAGCAAGCGCGGGAAACTGTCAGCGAAAGTGGGCAAATTTTTCTTGTGTCTTTTGGTACGCCGACACATCTTGACGGAGTTCAACGTTTGGTCGTTACAAACAAGGTTGAAGCCAACGGGCTGCGTCAAGTGCTGCGCGATGTAAAATCGCCAAATTCGGCGCTGATCCTTGATAATTTAGTCGCCTTTCGTGATATTCTAGTAGACGCTGAAGTCGAAAATGCAAAAGATGTTCGTCGCGTGTACGGCGAGGTTGGCGTAAATATGCTTAATACGCTGCGCGAAGCTTTCCAACTTTTTGGGGGGCGTGTTTGGGCAACGTCCGGCTTGACCGCTGAGCCAAACGCTAACGGCGTTTTGACGCCTCATCATGATTTGAACCCCGATCTTGTGCGGCGGTTAATCCCCGCCTTCGCCAACGTGCGGTTCACGTATTATGACGCTGTGCGTAAGGTTTTCGATGTTCAGGAAAACTCAGCGATGGCAGCAGCATTTATGCGCAATCCAGTCACAACATTAAAATCATAAATTTTGGTGCTTGACTGCATTTGAAAAACGCAGTACAATAACGAATATAAATTAAAAAAGGGAGAAACACAATGCGTGTAGCAAATCAGTACGATGTTACGTTCGAAATGAATGAAACCGAGTTACAGCCCCGTCGTTTGTTGACGCCCGATACATACCCCGCAGTTATCACTAGCGCAGAGGCGAAAAATTGGGCATCGAAGCAGCAAGTAACGTACATGAAGTACATTCTCAATCTCGATGTGCTAGGGAAAGCTGACGAAGCACTGACAACTGTACTTACAACTATTCGTAAAGAAGTTACAGTTGGCGCAATTAACAGCAATGGCGAATTGTACTCGCCGAACCCGGAATACCCCCCAATTTGGGGCGGGCAAAATGGAGCGAAATATGTTTTAAGTGCTGCTGGCGTTTTGCGTAGTGGAGTGCCGTTAAGCGTCTCGTTAGCGAACTTCACAGTTAATCAGTTGGTTGGGCGCGTTGTCCGCGTTATGACGAATTACGGCGGCTATATTCGCGGGGTCGCTGGGGAATATGACCGTGCGGCGTTAGATAAGCTGTTTTTGGATTGGAACGGCGTTGCACTTTCGTCCGACCCCAACGAGGCGCAAATTCAGGTTAAAGACTGGAATATCGCAAACGGCTATCCTGAAGTCGCAACACGCGAAAAGCCCGCCTTGACGCTTAAGAATGTTGCTACAGGGTTCTTTAAGCCGATGCAGCAAGATATTGACGCGCACGATTTTGTCGTCGGTCATCTGCCTGAAGGCAACCCGGTTGTTTTCCAAAGTGAGGCGCAGTATCTACTAGCTGTGCAACTGCACCAAATGGGCGAAGTTCAAACCCCTAATTTTTAGAATATATTTCTTTGGCAGCATCGGCATTAGCCGATGCTGTTTTTTTTTGCTTATTGACACAGCGCCAGCCTCTATGCTAAAATAGAAAAAAGCAAAGTGAGGGAACTATGACAACCATTGTAAATGTTGCTGATCGTCCACAATTTGACGCGCTTCTAAAAGAGCTAAGTACCAGCCCGATTATTGTTTTTGACACCGAGACAACGGGGCTTGACTGGCACAAAGATCATTGGATGGTGTCAATGTCATTTTATTTCCCTGAAAGTGATACAGGCTATAATGTGCCTTTTCGACATGGGATGCGTTTTAACGAAGACCAACGGCGGGCGAATTTATCTAACTGGGCATCAGAAGTTGCGGGGCTTAGCTGGACGCGCACGGAAAAACTGGAATGGTTCTTTGAGCATTGGTTTGCGCAGTACCATGAGCAAATTATTTGGGGTAACTTGCCGCTACACTGGCTAACTGAGATTAGCGCAGTATGGGGGCGCGATGATGCGCTTTACATGGGGCATAACGTAAAATTTGACTTGCATGTGTTATCTCGTGAAGGTTTTAACACCCCGCCCCGCGTTTATGATACGCGCGTAACGGCATTTCATGTCTGGGAGGACTGGAACCGCACTCCATTTTCTATGGTTAATCTGGGGGGCGACACCGAAATTGGCAGTGTAGGTTTGAAGTGGCAAGCCGATTTTTGGGGGCTTTATCAAAAGGGAGAAGCGAACGGCGAACTCGAATTAGGCAGCAGTTTGCGTGAAATGGTGCAAAGCATGGTCGAGTTTGCTATTAACAACCCCGACGAAACACTTTTACCGTTCCTACGTAAAAAAGTTGAACTTCATAATTTAACCGCTGCTGACTGTGATAAGCTGCGCGAGACCCTGATTAAAAAATTTACGGCAATTGTTTTGAAAACGGGCAGCAAATCACAAGCGAACCTATGGCGATTGACAGCAGATCAGGTTGCTTATTATGCGGTCATGGACACTGTTTTGACGTGGCGGCTCTATAAGCGGCTCGATGAGAACATTGTGCTGTGGGGGCAAAGCGCGGTTCATGCTCAAAAACAGCAAGAGATGCTAGAGTTGAGCTACCGCATGGAAAGAAACGGCATTTTAGTTGATATTGACCGCCTAGAGGAACAAATGGAGCGCTATGCTGCGCGTGTGCAAAAACTGGTCGCAGATATGCAAGCGCTGCTCCCCGCTGAATTGGGCGAAGATGCGATTAGGGACTTTAATCCCGGCTCTCCAAAACAATTAATCGCAGTATTCGAATACATGGGTGTACCATTGAAGAATACCGATGCAGAAACGTTACGCCAATACAAAGACTATCCCTTCGTAAAACTGCTGATTAGCTATCGTAACAGCATTAAGGCGATGAAAACATACTTGTCAAGATGGCGTGATGCACGAGACCATGAAGGCGTTGTACACCCCACTATGAATAGTGTTGGTACGGTATCGGGGCGCTGGTCATCATCGGGGGGCGGGGGCAATGCGCAAAACATTCCTGACCGTAAGGGTTATGAGTTGAAGCGGGTGTTTGTGCCGCCGAATAGTGATTGGTTATTTTTAGCAGTAGACTACGGTCAACTCGAAGCGCGTATCGCTTCATGGATTGCTGAGGATATGCACAAATTCGATAGCAACCAAACCATGCTGCGTTTATTTAATGACGGCACTGATATGCACAGCTATACTCGTGACCGGATAGACGTTCGTAACATTCTTTATCCAAATATGAGCAGCAGTGATATTTTGATTGCGCGTGGCTATAATCCGGCTAAACTTAACCAAACTGATTGGGATACAAAAGTTGCTGAGGAACTTCGTCAAGTTGCGAAGACGATGAATTTTGGGCTATTATACAGCGGCGGTAAACGTATGCTGTCTAAACTGCTGCAAATTGACGCAGACCGTGCGGATGTTTTGGTTCAGGAGTGGCGACGGCTTTTTCCCGCTTTTCCTAGAGCGAACAAGTATTTTGAAAGACAAGCGCTGGAACTACGGGCTGCCCCCAGCGGTTTTGGCAAGCATTATCAGTATGTGCAAAAACCAATTGTCACACACGATAACAATTTTAGCACGGGCGGCGGTGTACGTAAATTTCATATGTACCCAACCGCGCTGCGTTTAGCGCATGGAGGCGTCATTAATCAGCGTGAATGGAAAGCGCAAAAAGCATGGAATAACATAGTTCAGGGCATTAGCGGAGAAATTTGTGTGGCGTCGGGGTTAGAAATTGCGAGAGAATTCTCAAATGAAATTCTAAGACCTTTTGCGCAAATTCATGACGCGCTCGAACTTGTTGTTCATCGCAGCCATTTGCATATTGTGCCGCGTCTGCTGGACATTATGCAAAACTGGCAAACAAACCCACGTTTAACCGTAGACGCCAGCGCCAGCCTTGACAATTGGCACGACTTACGTAAAATTGGTAACTTAGATGAATGGATTGCCAGTAACGGAGAGAGTGGATATAAATGAATTCAGTCAAACCGCCGCTAAAATGGGCGGGCAGCAAACGATGGCTGACGCCGTTCATATCGTTCATATGGTACTCACTTGAAAAACCATATGTGTACGCCCCATTTGCAGGCAGCTTAGCACCTGAACATTTAATCGGGGTGCCAAACGTCGTGTTTTCGGATAACATAGAGGCGTTACACTACTTTCAACAATGGGTGCGGCTAGGCGGGTTATTCGATTTAAGTTACGGCGTTTATCACGATAACACGCTGGAAGCGTTTAATCGCGCTAAAAAAGCGTACAATTGTTTAATACAAACGGGTTCAAAACAAACTCCTATTGATAAGCTACACACCGGAAAACTGCTATACACCCTAAATCGTCGTGCTTTCAACGGTTTGATCCGCCATAACCGTAAAGGTGAATTCAATGTGCCGTTCGGAAAATACAAACAAGTACAGTACATCACCAATTGGGAACCTTATCGTCAACTCTACGCTGGATGGCGGTGGGCGGGTAACGACTACATCCATACGTTACGTTGGGCAGTCGGCACCAATACCTTAAACCAAAATAAGCTGATTGTGGCTGACCCGCCGTATTATGGTGGATTTGTCGGTTATTCTGGTCGCGGCTTTAATGCGGGCGATCAAAAAATCCTTGCAAAAATGTTAGGGGCTATTGCTACGCGCGGTGTTCCAATTATTGCAACAAATAGTGCCCATCAAGATATGCTTGATCTTTACCAAGCCAACGGATTTCAGGTAACACGGCTCGATGCTCCTAGAAGCATTGCAGCCGCAGCGAACAAACGAGTAAAACAAGTAGAAGCTATTTTTACTCGAAACATTTCACTGGAACTTTTGCAAGCAGCATTGGAGGCTCAAAATGGACGACGATAATCGTAAACTTGCTATTGTAACAACGGGAGAACACGCTGGAAGATTAGTGCTTGTGCCTGTTAATTTGGGCGATTATTCCGTTTACCCCTGCACACTGCTAAAACCGGACGAAAGTTTGCCGGGCGGCATGGTTAAAGATAAAGTAATTGCACTGCTGGCGTCGTCGTTTAGATTAGTGGAGTAGAAAATGCCAAGAAAAAATGAAAGCAAAATTGTAGATGAACTGAAAGAATGGGCGCGAAATAAAAACGGGGAACTGACGAAATATCATGGTTCCCCGCAATCACGGCGCGGCGAACCTGACCTTGATGGATTTGTCGAACATCTAGGGCGCACCGTTCATGTAAAATTCGAAGTCAAAATACCCGGCGAAGAATTGCGATTGTTACAAAAACACCGCCTAAACGTTTATCAAAAAGCAGGCTATTGCGCAGGCGTAGTAACATGCGTCGAAGACGCTGAGGGCATGGTTGACGATTGGGTTAGGGCGGGCAAATGGCTATCCAATTAAGAGTAGCACTTTGGCAGCATCAACGGGCAATGGTTGATTTTGCTTGCGAAACCCCCGCCGTACTTTGGGCGGCGGGGGTTGGCACGGGCAAAACGCTTTCGGCAATCGAGGTTGCACGGCGAGTTAACGCTCGCCGTATTTTAGTTATCACACTTAAAAATGCGCGAACATTTGTATGGGCAAGAGAAATTGACGCAAACGTTGAAGGATTAAAGTATTTCGTAGTTGATGGCAAAAACGCGCAGACTAAAATTGAGCTAACGGATAAAGCATTAAAAGATAGTACAGATGAGCCTATCGTCATTATCACAAATTACGAAACAGCACGGGCGCTGCCATTGGCACGATGGAACTTTGATCTTGCCATTGCCGACGAAAGTCATATGCTGCAAGCATACGATAGTGTGGCGTCCAATAAATTGGCGCAAGAATGCTGGAACATCCCGCATAAAATTGCAATGACCGGAACGCCCTATAGCGATAGACCGTTATCAGTCTACGGTCAAATGCGCTGGCTGTACCCCGACCAAAAAAGGGGCAACTCCCCCTACCTAAGCTGTAGCATTCTGGGGAGCTATACTAATTTTTTTAGGAACTACACAATAAGCCGCATGGTCGGGGTTGTCCCTATTGTCGAAAAATACATTAACCAAGAGGGGCTGTCAAATGTTCTGCGTCCATATGTCCTGCATGTAGACCGCCATAAAGTGCTGACCCTTCCAGAAAAACAACACGTTGAAATTTTTGTTGACCCATCACCCGCACAGCGTAAAGCAATGGCAGAAATGCACCGAGAACTTATCACGCATATTTCTGATAAAGCGGTAACTGCTGCCAATGTTATGGTGAGGTCGGGGCGGTTGATGGCACTAGCAAACGGTCACAGCATCAGCGAGGACGGCGTGGAAGTTCATCTGCCTAATAACCCGAAAGCAGACGCGGTTGAAGAATTAGTTACAATGGCGGGCATTGAACCCGTTGTGATTTTTACGACATTTAAGGCAGACATAACAGCACTGTACGAACGGTTGGTAAAAAAGGGGCTAACCGTTAGCCGATTGTCTGGCGACTATAATGAATTTGTCACATGGGATGCAGGCAATACACAAATTCTAATTGCTAACTATGCTGCTGGAAGCGCTGCGCTAAAAATGACCCGTGCGCGAATAACAATATTCTTTGGAATGGGCAACAGCCAAAGAAATTTGCAGCAAGCAATGGGGCGCACGGATAGACCCGGTGCCGATACTAGCCGCAGCGTGGTTTACTATTATGTTTTGCTGCGAGACAGTATTGACATATTGATAAAAAAAGCGCATAATGATAAACACGAATGGTCACAATATCTGCTAGACAACGTAAAGCAATTAGGGGGATGACATGGAATTTGTTTCTGAACTTACTAATAAGCTAATCAGCAGCGTAACCGTATTTTACGAGAATTGGGATCAAGAAATTGACTACCTTATCCCCAATATCCAGGATCGTATCATTGCGCAGCGCAGCGTTTTGATGGAAGAATTAGAAGAAGCAATGAGCGCCTATCGTCGCGCGTATGGTGAACTTCCATCAGACATTCTACGAGTAGAAGTCCTGAAAGAACTTGCTGATGTTTTATTTAGCGCAGCGTATCTCACATTACTGTTACTAGTTGCTGCTGAGGAAGATTTGGCATTTGACATCTTAAGAGACAAATGCAAGCCTCTTTCTAGTATCAGCAAAAGTACCCATTTTCAGTCGCTAAACGCCCTAATGTTCAATTATGAATTATCGTTAACTCAATTAGCCACAACTCTCGACAATAGTCAATTGGTGTTTGTCGCTTCAAAGTTGATTAGTGAGACGCTGTTTGTGATTACGAATATTCCCGCTGATTTTAAGTATTCAATACGCGGGGGTCAAGCATGGAGTGACCAATACGAAACCGTTTGTGTCATGTGGGGTAAACTGCATGAGAATGAACTCAAAAATCATGAGACACATTACGTTGATGAAAAAGGTAAAGTGCGTCGCCGTTTACGCTGGGCTTGACAATACCGCCTTAGTTATAGTAAAATAAAAGTTCCAACTAACGAAACATATTTAATCAGGAGAAAAAGACCGCATGAACCAAATTGCGCCACTTCGTCAAGTCGAATGGCAAGCAACAAAGAAACTTACAGAAGATCAATGGCGGGCAGAAATACTTGGTAAACGCCCTAATCGTCGGGCAGCTGCAAAGCTGTTAACAGAGCGCGTCAATGTAACGCTGCTCGAATGGATGGCATTTGCCGCCTTAGTTGTATTGACAATTTTTACATCGCTAAAGGTGTTCACTGCGACGGTGCCGATTGCAACTACGCTTGCGGAAAGTCTGGCGCAAACAACGGCAATTAACAATTGGGTGATGACGCTGTTTATTGGCAGTGCGGGCATGACATCAGTTATGTTGGCGACCCCCGCCTTGATTTATTTTAAGGTTATGGACGCGACGGATAAGCGGTTTATCAATAAACCGCAATTGATCGTCATTGGTAGCGAATATAATCGTATGGGGCGCATCACTCGCACTATTGCTAATTTTGTCAATCTGAATGTCATCAGTTACTATTTTCCGGCATTGTTGGTATACGCCATTTCAGGGTATTTACTCTATGTCAGTTTGCATGGCGATTATCAGAACGAGTTTGATAAGCTAATTCTCGTTATCGCGGTTATTGCCGAAATCGCGCTTGCATACTTGGTCAGCGACATTTTGGAGAAATACCAACGCCGTGCAGGTTTAGTCACTGAAAAATTAGACCTGATGATCGAAAAATGGGAAACACGCGAAAAGGGGATGGCAGCAGATAACGAGTATCTTGCACTTCTTTACCAAAACATTTTCACTGCTTTACTCGAAGTTCGGCGCGATATTCGAGACAAGCAAGTACGAAAAAATGTACGAGTAAATGCGTGGCTTGAAATTGAAACCCCAGAAATTAGAGAAGCAGCCGTTAAAGACGAATACCGCCGCCATGCTGTGGGGTCGCAAAATTTTACGCAATTTGTCATCGGGGGGATGAACCCCCCACTGAATGAAAAAGTTGAGGCAATTGCATATGCTGTAACACCTACGGGCGCTGCCCCCGTTGTGACAGAGGAACTACCCACAAAACGCCCTACTCCAACTGGGGGCTGGACGGTTGAAAGTTTAGCCTTAGATATGGTTCGGAGCGGCACGTTCAAATATATTCAAGAGCATCCGCATTCCCGGACGCCATATCATGCAATCAGCAAAGTTTACGAAAATGTAGGTCGAGGTGAGTTTCGCACTGAAGCCCTAAAGCGGGCAAGTGAGCTATCTCGTTAAACATAAAGATTTATAAGTTGCAACTAGCATTTTTTACCGGAGAAATTAAGCACTTTATTTGAAAAATTTCTTCTTTCAAAATGCTAGTTGCAACTAACAATTGAAAATAAACGATAAAATTCAAGACTTTTTGGTTTACTACTTAAAATATCGAGGATGATTATGGTCGTATCTTTACTATTTGGTGTCTTTATCGGCTGGCTGTCGCTATTATGCGTAACTATTGCCTTTAGCCGTTATAGAAACAAATTATCAAAAGCGCTGAGGATTGACCCGTTTGGCAGCAGCTACATTTATTTTTGGCAATCCGTTAAAGACCCCCTATCTGTTAAAATTGGGCGAACCAATAATCTTATACGACGTATGGACACCTTCCAAACCGCACAAGCTGAACCTATCCGCTTATTATGTGCTATAGAGGTGAAAGATAACCGTTATTCAGAGAAATGGCTTCACGATTGTTTTGAAAACAGTCGGGTACGGCGCGACGGAGAATGGTTCTACCTAACCCCCAAACTTGCAATACTGATGTGGGCGATACGAGATAGCGAGTTAACAGAGCGCGTTAGACGGCACATCAACGAAACAGGCAGTTGACATTGACCAACGTGATATGGTATGATCCCCTTGATGACAAAAACAAAGCCGCTATTTGCATATGCGTTGAAATAATAAAATCTTGAAGGATAGAACGATGAACAAACAAACCGTAATTCCGCATACTGACAAATGTGAATGCGCCCACTGCGCCCTTAAAAACGACGCGCCAAACATAATTCGCAGCAGCATTAGTTTTCGAAAGTCATCCTTAGTTGCTCTACACGAGGTCGTGGCTCTTGAAAAAATTAATAACCAATGGTTCGTGTTTGTCGAAATTCGTTGGACACACGATAACGGCATGAAAGAAACAGCAGACCGGATTTACAAATTAGCGGAGTGGCGTGAATTAGTGGAAGCGGGGTTGAACGCCTCGAAGCAATGAGGACGCGCCTAACCCCGCCCCATTTGTTTTAGCTTAGCTATTTGCATATAGGATAAAATCATGAACCACCATACTCTATTAAACCAAATTCGCACGAAACGGACTGCTGCTGCTGCTAACCCGTATCAGACAAACAAAATGGCGATTGCTGTTCATCCGCACCCTGAAAGGCTGCGCAGACCGCTGCCGATACTACCAGATAACCACCAAACTCATGAAACAATTCGTGAACTGTTCAATCGTCGGGCAGAAATTGCCTTTAGGCTCAATACCAAAAAATCAACCCCCGCAGATGAGATGGATTATGAAAAATTAACGGAAAAAATGGCGAAACTTGTGGCGCATAATAGGGGCTACCAATTGGAAGATATGGACGAAAATAAAGCAAAAGGAATTTTTGCGTCTGTCGGGGATCGGGGCAAAACTCCTGAACTTGCCGCCGTAATTGCAAACTATGTCTGGGTATTGGATGAGCTATCTGATACGTGGTTCGGCGAGGACGAATTAACTGATACTTTGCTTGATGACGACGAAGTGGATATTTAGCCACAGAATAAATGGCGTTGTGTTTTACGATAATTATGACACGACGCCATTTATTTTTTATATTCAGCAAAAAAAACAAAATCTTATATAGAATATTTATACGCCCCTTACTTAGCTTCTATAGTAATTTTTCCCCCGTAATAAAAGTTCCTAATTATATATACAATATATTCCAACCTCGAAATTCGACATAACTTTCGAAGGTCTTTTCAAAACTGCGCATCACGCATGGCGCACAATAACCGCGAATAAATGTCAAGCGAATAAACGCGGTACGAATATACGTCAGGCAAATAAATGTGGCACAAATAAATGTGATACGAATAAAAATAAATTTGTGAATTTTGCGTAAATTGCTCTTGACACGAATTTGCTTTTCGAATTATGATGAGGACATCACATGAAAATTTCAACTCACTGAGAGGCAGCACAAAAATGACAACACTAGAGAAAACCATTCTGGCGACAATTGGCACAATCAAGATGACCAATGCAGAGGGAACATGGGTAGTAAACGAAGACTATGAGCGCGAACTTGCAAAGTTTATCGCGGGCTACGTTGATATGAAAGATGTCCTGAACAAATCAAAAGAATTCAAACAGGCGGTGAACTACGCTCGTACCGCTTTAGCTCCCGCGTTCGTTTTGGTGTAGCTATGTTAAAACAAAATTATCTGCGCCTAATTCAACTAGCAAAAAAATCATACGTGCTAGGCACAATCGGCGAACATTTTGCCATGCTGCAATTAAATGTATACGGTCAATTAAAAACAACGCATATCGCCACAAACAGGGAAAAACTAGGCGATATTCGTTTAGCGGGCACTGACATCACGATTGAAATCAAGACGGCACGATTGGCTAAGGACGGGCGCTGGACATTCACAATCTATAAAAAGGGGTCACAATCGTGCCATAACGCTGATTACGTACTGCTCCAATGCTTTAATGACGAGGGTTTGGCGCAACTCTACTTAATCCCAAGAGAAGCGGTTGGAACAGCACACACGATTAAAATCACTCGTAGCTACATGGGAAAATATGCCGTGTACAAGACCAGCTATGCAGCAGCCGCTAACTATTTGAAAAACATGCACCTAACAGACGAAAGGAAAACAGCATGAACCAAATCGAAATGATCAATCACGAATATCGTACCGAAACATTTCTGATGCTCGCAAAGAGTTACAATGTCCATATCGAAAGTGACGTGGTACTTGTAGTTGTGTCGGATAAAAATCAGCCAAACACATTCTCGATTAAGTCCTACAAATCACTTGGACATGCAATTCGCTTTTTTAATCGTATGAAGCGCGAGGGCTGCCACGTCGGTTTAATTGGTAAGGGCATAATCATGCAATTCTGAATTTTGCGTAAATTCATATTGACAAGTGCCCCCATCTTGATATACGCTAACGACATCGTACAAATGCAAATTCAAAAAACACACTCTAAGAGAGAGAGAGAAAGAAACACAATGGAAATTATCGTTCGCACTAACAGCTATAGCCTTGAAGATTTGCGCAGCGAGGTTGAAGACCTGCTTAACGAAGCGCTAGGGGCTGATGACAGCTTCGTATATTTGTCGCATTTTGAAAATGATGACGAAGCGAAACAATTTTTGTCCGCCGCCTGCACTATGTTGACAGTGCTGGAAAGCCAGCCCGACAAGCAAGGTGAATTGGCAGCGGCAATTCTCAAGGTAATCGGAGAGGAATAGAATTTACGCAATTTTCACAAATCACTCATCATAGGTCTTGACACAATGTACCATTATGACCTATGATGAGTGTGTAAGACGAAATTTTAACTCACTGAGAGGATAAACACCGATGAAACCGTATGTCGCCAAAACCAAAATTGATGTTTATGACGCCGATGGAAATTATCTTGATTTGTCAATTTTAGAAATTGATGAGCAATCGGTTGTTTTGGTCGCACATGGCACACCGCAAGGTTTTATCGTAGACGGTGAAAATAATGTTTACACTGCTATGGAATTGAACGCCATTGTACGTCACTATTATCCGCAAGTAAACGAAATCGGTTTAATCGCCTGTCATCCGGCAAACGTTGCTGCCCGTAACCTTGATTTAGCAACGTGGGATATTGAAATCTTTGGCGATTGGTCTGATGAAACCATGCTTGAAATTGATACATATGAGGATAAAAGCGTTCGCTTTAATTTTTACCCAGTAGCGCCAGAACACACTATTTAGGTAATCGTATAACGCAAAAGCGTAGGGAGCAACATCATGAACACTATGAACATTGATAGAGTAGCAAATGACGCAGCAAAGAGCGGCGTTCGGTTCGCGGGAATTGGTGGACAAACGCACAAAGTCGAAATCTATGTGCCTAGCACTTTCGGGGCAAAAGCACTAGAGCCAGATGCGCACGAATTCTTGGTTACACGCACTATGCAGCAGTTTTTCGACTTGTTTGGTAATGCTATTCGAGTTTTCGCTACCGGACTAAATGCCGAAAACGAGAGCAACGGCGCTGAAAACATCAGCATCGTATCGGCGCACGTCCACACCAATGATTTGCCGAAATTGGCTGAGGTCTTTCAAATTGCTGCCATGCTCGCTTATTTTCTGAACAAAGATGCGATTATGGTCGCCTATTCAAGTCAGGCGGGCAATCGCGCTTGGTTTGTTCAAGCTTAAGGGGGCTATATGGATAACGAACAATACACTGTACATGTCCTGTTTCGACGGTTAACGCTGGAAGATAATTCGCAAGTGTGGGCAATCTTTCCATTCGAATTGGCGGATATGTCTGGTAACGTCACCGTATTTGACACACACACATCACACGGGGCGGGTAATCTGGCGCATATGCTCGAAATCACACATCCGATTTCACCCGAAGATCATGAAAAGTTACCCGCGCTTAAACGAACAATCCGCGAAATGGCACTAGGCTACGGCTATGTCATTAAGGAAGTTGACGAACATACGGCGCGGCTATCACGCTATTTTAGCTCTAACCGATAATAACTGACAAACTAGGAGATAACGAACATGACAAAGTACAAAGCACAAATCAACCCACGTCAAGAAATGAAGGAAAAAACGATTGCGAAGGGGACTACCGCCCACGTAACGGCGAAAAATGTCAGTATTGGTGAACAGCCAGTTTCGATGATGTACGAAACGGTTATCCGCTATCATTGGACGGATATACTAACTGTCTATGCAAGCGATTTAACAAATGATGTCTATGTGCAAATTTGCACGAATGGTTGGCGGACTGCAACAACCAAACGCCGCATCAACGATATGCTGCGCATGATGGGGGTTAAAGCGTATATCTATCAGCAGCGCGGCGATTGGTATCTTGTCTACACCGACAGCGACGGCAAAAATCATGAGGAACGTTTCTTTGAGGCGTCGGGCGACATTATTGTCCAAAGTATTCGCCTCTAACGAAAAATATCCTAAAGGCTGAGGTAAACCACATGACAAAATATTGTAAGCAAGTTAATCCGCGTCAAGCAATGAAGAAAACAACAATTGCGAACGCTACAACTGCCCGCGTCGAAAATTCAACACTGTATACGGAAAACGGCGGGGGGCAAATCTACAAAACCACGATTTGCTATCGTGGGCTGGACATTCTTATGGTTTGGACAAATACGAGTAATCTTGATGTGGTCGCAAGCATCCGTATCGGAGAACTGCGTACTAGTGCGCTAAAACGCCGCTTGAACGATATGTTTAACATGATGACGCTCAAGGCGCAGATTGTTGAACGTGATCATGAGTGGCGGCTAATCTATACGGCATGGAATGGAGAAGTCCGAAACATACCGATCCGAGAAACAACTGACATTTGTGTACAAGGGGCGAATGAAAATGAAGATTGATGATTTGCACGTCGGGGATCGTATCGTTTGTAATCAGTTTGTGTATACGTCTTCAAATGGTAAAACGGGCAATTACGCAACTGGCACATTCTTCGAAATCGTGGACATCAACGCCGAAACAAACACTATTGACATTCTTGCACCGGACGGCTTACGCTGGAAAGTTTGGGCGAATAGCCAATATTTCATTACTGTTTCGGAAGCGCTAAATGAGCTAAGGGAGCAAAAGAGCATGATCAACGAAATTCCGGCAACTTTTAATGGTCGCGCTGTTATTCAAGGCGTTTGGGCTACTGTCAACCTCGCTACAGAACGCGCCTTACTGAATTACGAACTACTGTCAGAGGATGAAATTGAGATGCAAAGTGAACGCGCTTATCCGCACCTCTACACACTTCACCCTGATGAAATTAGGGCGCTGTCTGCGGACGATGCCTTAAACTTGCCTGATGATGAACTCGAAGCATTTGAAGCACTACAAAACTTTGCGCACCAACTGCCAGCATACATTCAATATTTGATGATCACTGTTACACGCCGATGATTGAACTGCTGGTAATCCTAATCATTAGCGCGATAGAACCAATTGCAGGGGTAATGCTGTTTTTCGTCTTGTCATGGCTGCGCAATACTAATGGAGGGGGCAAAAGAAAAAAGACCAAACTAGGCTATTGGAATATGGGGCGCGGTAAGTCGCGTAATTGGTTTAGACGCTAACTAATAGATGAGACAGCCAAAAAATGGTTGTCTCATTTTTATTATTGATATACCATATGGGGTATAGGCAGCTAAGTTATCCCACATCCGTGTGGGATAATGTGTGATAACAAGGTTATGCTAAAAATAATGTTTTGACCCACTAAAAATAAATTTAGGCTGGTCTAAAAATTTCATAGAAACGGGCTACATTCTGTACAAAACACTACACCCTGTACATTATCGTACAAACGACATTCAGCCCAGTTGCATCCGAACCAAGCACCGAAAAAAACTACATTCGATGACCATACCGTTGGCACTTAGTAACAAGCCTACAGAATTATTTTACCCCAGCGTCAATCGGGCTGGCATACATACGAATGACATTTGCTTAAATCGCTAAAATAGGGCTTATTTCGCGAAATAAGGGCATTTTTGTGATTAAGGTGTATTCATACATGTACTGCTGTAAAATCGAAAATTGTGCCTATAACATAGGCAAATTGTGGCGCTGTAGTATGTGTTGTGCTGCTGTGCATTGTAGTATGTGTGCTGATGTTAGTTTGTGTGCTGATGTTCGGGCTGTTGTTCGGATGAATAATGTTGTTTAGTATATTATCTTTTGATGTGATATTTTTTGATATATTATGATTTATTTTATTCTGATGTGTGTTATTCGGATGATGTAATTAATTACAGCCCTTAACCCCCCACTAATAGATGCTCATGCACCCGCTGGCGATCTTCCAATTTTCCAAAAAACAGTTCGTTTGTAAATTGTAACACTTGAATAAAAAGTGTTACTCCACTCCAAAATTGCAAAAAACATAATATATAATGGGGATTTTGAAGCGATTAACACTTTTTATTCAAGTGTTACAATTTACAAACCTTTTCTTTTTGGCGCATTTTCACCGTATTTCGTGTATTTCGTGAATAAAAGTTCTTAATCCACTCGAAACGTGTCGAAAAACTAGGGCATTTGGAGATTTCGTGAATAAAAGTTCTTAATCCGCGCAAAAGTTGCAGAAAAACTAATTCAAGCTACTTGACACGCTTGCGATTAGCTACTATACTGAAACGATATTCGAGAGATGGAGGCGATAATGAAGACTAAAAAAGAAAAAGTGCTAATCCAAATACCAACCGAGAATGGTTTTCGGATTTTTTGTTCTGAAAATAACAGCACCGATGATATTAAATGGCGCAGTCATGTTTATACCGATACGGAAAGCGGGCTTATTTGGCGGCTGGGCGTAGACGATGACGGCTATTGGGCATTCGTCCGCCCAAATGCGGCTTCGTCGGGCTATTTTACGCCGACGCGCAGCACATTTTTTGAGGCTCGCCGTGATGCGGAGGCGCTTTTATGTTGGCTGTTTTTTGCTGAGCCTATGCCGTTCATTATGGAGATGTACAACGGCTTTTATTTCCTTGAAGATGTTGACAGAGAGGTTAGTGATGAGCAAAGCAAGGGGTAAACGGGCGCGGGGGTACAGTGCCCGTACTTGGGCGACGTATGGGGGGCTTAATCCGCAACTGCTGCCGCCGTTAGTTTCGAGAGTGCAGTGGGATCGGGTGCCATTTACGCTAACCCGTGACGTGGACGGAGTGCTGGTTAATAATCGCGTTTTCGGTTTTGCTCAGTTGAAGCAGCAGTTTGAGGGCATGTCTGTAAACTCGCTGCGGTCTTATCTGAATAAAACTTCGAGTGTGGTGCGTTTTGGTAATGCGGTTATTTATGGGCAGTATGGTTTTTTGGGGCTTGCACGTCAGCATTTTTCGCCGAACACTTCACGTTATCGCATCCGCGCGACAAACGAACATGAGGTGGTTCGCATTTTTGAAGATGCTCAACTTGCTGGCAAACATTTTGGTGTTAGCGCCAATACCGTTTTGCGGCGTGGCAGAGATTTGGGGGCATTGCCCGATGCGGACGGCGAGTATTGGACGTTTGAAATTCAAGCGCCATTGAAAGACTACGATGCGTTCTACCGTTTACGAGATTACGCACTTGCGTTGCTGCTGCTTCGTAAATGGTATTTGAATTTGTGCCCTGATGACGAAATGACGCTCGATATGAACGAGAGCATTTTTTCAAATAGCACAATTTTTCGGCAATTTTCAAACGAGTTTTATTGCAGTATCGTCGAGGCTGTGCGGGCGGTTCGGCAGCTTTCCCCGTTGGTCGTTGATTTTAATAGAAGCTATTTGCATACTATTATGCAGAGCGTAGCGGATGGCGTTGATTTAGCTGTTAACCCAGTTGACGCCGAGAGCCTTGCCCGCACTGTTGTGTTAAATGCGGTCAAAAGTGGCATTTTTGCACAATCGTAGTTCATGTGATGTTGACATATCGGATAAGGATGATAACATGGATAATGAAAAAAGTAAAGCCGCGCCGCTATACCCGGTAAATGTGTTAACGTTGACTAGTCCTGTAACTGTGAAGGTGTCGGGGCGTCAATATCATCTGTCAGTGGGTGATCAGTTAGGGGTTGCGCGATGGGGGGTTCGTAAAAATATTCAGTGGTTTGAATGTTACCGCGCGGGGGTGCAGCCTCCATTGATTATTTTGGGGCGCGGGCATAAGATCGACACCGCCATAATGTCAGATAATGATATGCGTCAGTTGTTTGGTCGCCGTTTGAAGTTATTGGAGGCAGTGCGATGATGACACCGGAGCAATTGTTTGAAAAATTGTCGGCTACAGAACGTAAACCGAGATGGTGGGTCGGGTATTCGTTATTGTTAACAGATTTTATTCACGAGAGGGATGTGCTTACAGGTAAAATGTATCAAGATTTAAGAGCCGTGAAAGAATGGTACGCCCAGAATGGGGAATACAGCTGCCTAGATGCGCTTAATTCGTTGGCATTTGCTTTGTTTAACGCTTCGCAGTATTCTGATACGGTAATTCTGTTTGATAACTATACAAGTCCTTTAGTAAATTACGCAACCGCTGCGAGACTTTTAACGAAAGCGGTATGGAACTACAATCTTTGGGATGAAGATTGTGTTCAAAGGTACATTCAACAAAATCCATAAAGTGTGCAAAAGACGGGTGTATCGCCCGTCTTTTTATTTTGGAGGATATTTATGAGAATTGCAAACATACGAGATTTAACAGCGGGTTTTGTGGTAGTTTTTGTGCTTTTATTGGGGCTGTTGCTGCTAAACGCCGAACAGGTAATTCAGCTATCGGGGTATGGTGCGCAGCAAGTTTCTGTTCCGACGTTTGTAGTTGGCGGTTCGGGGGGCTACCCGACGATTGCCGCAGCTTTAACGGCAGCTGCGGGGTCGCCCAGCGCTGTTATCGAGATTTCTTCGGGAGTTTATCGAGAGCAGGTTAGCTTGTCTGGGCGTTCCGGTATCACGCTGCGGGGCATGGGGGCGGTTACGATCAGCGCTTTCAATGTTATCAGCGCCCCAACGCTGCACAGCACGGGGGTTTACCGCGTCCCGTTGACGCTTAATTTGGGTCTGGCTGATCCGAATTCGGTGTGGAGTAATGTGACTGTCGCAGTTCCGGCGCGGCAGCGAATGCACGTTTGGGTTGCTCAGGTTCGTTTACGTCCTGTTACGCAGTTGCCCGCTGACGGGGAATATTGGCACGATACGGCGAATGGCGTATTGTATGTTAACCCCGTTGGTACCTTAGTGCCAACGGAGGTGGAAGTATCGGCGCGGGAATACGGGCTTATTGCCGAAAATGCTCAGGATATTCAAATTGAGAATTTGGCTATTGAGGGGTGCGCTAGTCGGGTTCAAGGGGGCTGTGTTCAGTTTCGGAGAACAGATAATATCTATATGCGTGATGTGACTGTCACGCGCAGCGGTTACAGCGGCTTTGACTTTTATGATACGGACAATGTTGAGTTGTCCAATTTAACTGCCAATCGCAACGGGGTACGTGACTTCGGGGTGCAGCGGGCGGAGAATTTGGCGCTTATTGGATTTGAGTTTACCAATACGGGCTGGAAGATTACTGAGAGTGAGCCGCGTCCGGTAGAGAGTAGTTCGCCGCTTATTGCTTGGGATGGCGGTAATAAGATTTTGTTTTGTTGGGATTGCGTTTTTGAGAATGGCGTTGTGGACGACATTCGCGGTATTGGAATGTGGTTTGACTTTGATAATCAAAGAACGGTATTACGGAATTCGCGGATTACTGATGCCGAGCTTGCGGGCGTATTTGTCGAAGCGAATTGTACGGTGTCGGGGGGCTACAGTGTTTCGTTGCAGCAAGTATTTATTGAACATGGGCTGCCCGGCATGAGTACGCGCGGGGACAATGCTTATTGGGGCGCGTTGTTTATTACGGGAACGGACGGGGCGCTGTTTGAAGACGTTTATATTCGTTCGGGGGGTCGTAATGGGGTTATGATCACTAATCCTGACCGGACGGTGCAAACTAAAATTGGCACGACTTGTCAGACGGGTAATCGGAATAATGTGTTTCGTCGTTTAACGGTTGAACAGGTGAGTAACGGGTTTACAAACGCAGCGCTCATTCAAATGGCGTATGGGGGTAACGGATATTACGCCACCACCGAGTTTGATGAAACTATTGTTGACCCGCTTTCCGGCAACTCGCAGCCGTTAATGCTGGAATTTGTATCGAGACCATTAAATACGTTTGTCAGTTTGATTAAGCCCGGCAGTGACGTTGCGATTATGGATGCACAATTGCCACAAAGTACACCCCCAGTTTTACAAACTGCAACGCCAACGGCAACGAATACACCAACGAATACACCAACGAATACACCAACGAATACACCAACGAATACACCAACGAATACACCAACGAATACACCAACGAATACACCAACGAATACACCAACGAATACACCAACGAATACACCAACGAA